TCGAGGATAACTGGGGAGCTGATGTGCCGCTCAGTAGTTTCCTCAGTCAGAGCAGGTTAGCTTGGTTTAGCTCAAGTGCCGGTGGAGGTATAGCTATATAGTAGTCTGATTCCCAGATAGTTAGTAGGTAAAACGCTGGAAGTTTTTACGTTTACGTTTTGCATATCGATACCCTGGGTTTGCACAATCGATTTCCGTTTCTGTTCGCCGGCCACACGTATGACGTATAATCCCCACGATCTGAATGACTGAAAAATTTATCGAGGTATTTTAACGGGGCGGAATTGAAGTAGAACTTTAAGTGTATGGTGTATATTCGGTAATACAAAAATGCCGAAGGGGTTGATTTTATCAAATAAAATGTGTAACTTCGCACTAAGCTTGCGAGAGATAATGACTCGGGGTTCTGACGACCCCGGTCTTTTACCGCTAAAAACCCGAGTTGCTAACTTAGGAGTGTAATAGGGTGTGCTGTGTTTAATTATTAATGGGGGGAGGAATATGTGTGAATGCAATTCTAATTACTGCATCTGTGAGTTCTACGATGATGTGGAGTCTGGAGATTTGATTTTGTTTGTTTAGTATCTTTGTGATACTATGTATACTAAAAATATTTTAGCTAAGTATAAAAAGGGCGGTAAGACGAAGTCTCGTGTTAACGAGTCTGGTAACTATACACAGCCTGGATTACGTAAGCGGTTGTTTCAAGCGATCATGCGTGGGACTTCGGGTGGACGTGCTGGTCAGTGGTCCGCTAGAAAAGCACAACTATTAGCTAAACGATATAAAGCTGCCGGGGGAGGGTATAAGAACTGATGCCTGGGGTTTTAAAGAAAGCGCAACAATCTTTGCGCAAGTGGACACGTCAAAATTGGAAGACAAGCGATGGCAAACCAAGCAAAGGTAAGAAGAGATACCTACCAGCTGCGGCATGGAGAAATCTTAGCAAAGGTGAAATCGCAGCTACCAACGCCGCAAAATCCAAAGGAAACAAAAAAGGGAAGCAGCATGTAAAGCAACCCGCCTCCGTTGCAAAGAAAACCGCTAGATACAGAGCGTAATGCTAGAAAAGAAACCCATATCAATTCCAGATCATAACGAGAAGTATAGGTATATACCGCCAAGTCTTCGGTCTAAAATGCCAGGATATGTGCATAGTATGGGTATAGCTCCGGAAACTACGGTTACAGCAAAAGCTCCTCTCATGACTGCGTCCGCTAACACACAATGGAACTATAACAAGGCTGTAGGTAATTCCACAGCTGTTCATGCACTTAAGCCTAGATACCCAATATTTGATATACTATCCGGTCGTACGGGTGTTAAAGCAGTGACAAAGGGGTTTAATATGTACAAGAGCGCGGCTAACCCTTCGTGGTGGTCTCAGAACTACAAGAGAGTGCTAAAGAGTGCCATGGCAATTAAGCAGGCAAAAGAAATAAATGATCTAGAAAAATGAGAATATCCAAAAAACCAGTTGATCCACCCAAGTCAATACCTTCGGGAGAAGCAAAACGATTCACCTACAACGGTGCGGACGGAAAAACAATGACCTGGGAAGGGGAAGAAGCAAACCGATTATTAGGGTTTGAATCATTCTTAAAAGAAACCTACCCGGATCTCGATCTTTTTCAGCGCGAGGAGCAAACCAAGAAGTTTATCGACAGTGGTGCTTGGCGCAGTGACGACGACATGCGCGCTTATCAAGTAGATTCAGAGGTCGCCGACCAGAAAGCTTCTTCTATATCAGATATGTTTGAGGATAGTTTTGGGTCTTCTCTTGGTGGAAGCGACCCGTTTGAAGATGATCCGGACATTCAACGCATGAAGCAAGAAGCTGCTGCGCGTGAGATAAATAAGAAAAGGCGCCGTAGACGCTAGATAATACTAGAGGGGCTCTCCAGTTTTCTGTAGAACCGCTGTACATTTAAGCGTCCCTTCTGGGATAATGCATAACGGACTCGATAGTTGTACTTGTTTTCATGGAACATCTGATCGAGTTCTGTTTTTGGAGACAGCTTGTCGAAGTGTTTGTATAGATACTCTCTCTTCAACAAAGGATATACCACCCGGGGGGCTAGCTTTTTCCTAGACAACCCCATCTCTTCAGATACCCAGTCCAAAGTAAAGAACTCCAAGTCATAAACAAAAAGCATGAATTCCATCTCAGCGCGGGAGACATCATATTTATCCGCCATAATGCGGAAAGCTTCCTTTACGTACTTAGCGTAGTTGTTCTTTATATACCGCTCCGGTTGTTTAGAAAACTCGCGGAACATTTTAGACTTTTTAACTTGACTCCTGGGCATTATGAAAGGTTTTTAAGTCTCGCATAAAGTTCATGAAGATTATTGTTTCTTTTCGTTAAATCTTGAACGTGCTTTTTTAAAGCAGTATTCTCAGTAATCATATGCTCTAACTTACGCTTATACTTCTTTTCGATAGCCATAAAGTAATTCTCGACATTTTGTTCTGAGAAATAGTACTTGCGGTTGAGTATCGCACGGGTTTCGTCGCTACCGGCAATAATCATGTCGTAAATCTTTCTACACATTAAATCATATATCTCCGGGTAATGCGGATCGTAAAGCATATTTGACTCGTGGTTTCTCCTGCAATGTATAATCGTAGCGTGATTCTTACTCATTACGTTGCCAATAGCGGAATATGTAAGCCCAGTTTCATTTGTCAGAGCAACTGCAAAAGCTTGCCGGATACGAACATTTTCTCTCTTCCGGTTTTCTTTTATGCTATAATCTTTCTTAAGTTCATTCCAAAGATGCTGAGCAGCAAAGTATTGCGAATTGATAATCGGTGGTATTGAAACAGATCCTCCCATGTGCGCCTTAGTATTTGAATTATATTTGTTAGAGTATCTAAATTAAAAATAATATGTCTACCGACCAAGAGTTTCTAGAGACTATAGCAACTGTTCTCGCAACCATTAAAGAGATGGCTTATGAACTAGGGGTTGATGATCGATTGGTGCTTTCTTGTTTCGTGGGTTTAATTAACCTAGAAGAAGATGAAGAGGAGAATAAACTTAACGCAGTGTACGACCACGTGTTTGACAGTGATGATGAGTTTGAAGAAATCATGGACTTCATGATTGAAGCATGGGAGCGCGACAAGGAAGATCCTCCAGAGGGAACTGTTGATTGGTGGCTAGACAGAATTAATTAATATGAATCTAATTAGAAAGATTGTCATTGGGCAAAACCCCAAGGACGCTATGGCTTATTACATAGGTATGCGTGTAGGCCAGATGAAAGTAGACTCCATCGTTCTGGATGAAAAGCATCTCGTAAAGTACTCAATCAAAAGATATTTAGTATATTTGAAAGGGGAGGAAGGTTTAATGCTGTGGAAAACAGTAGAGAACGTACCCTGCTTAATTGAATATGACTTAAATTTCTAGCTTATGAAAATGCTCGAGAACTTCTTAGTGCGTATGCCTAAGAGGTTTAAAAACACCATCGAGGTGAACGGGCAGGAACTTTACCTAGATCCAAAGTTTGATGAGTTTCAGCATCGGGTAATGGAAGGTGAAATAGTTTCTGTTCCTATGCGTTACGAAAAAGTTGCCGAGCCGGGTGACACGCTCTACTTTCACCATCATGTAGTAATGGACAAAGGACAAGGTATTACCTACAACGGTGAATCCATCTTCATTGTAAGGTATCACCCCGATACACCATATGCTTCTCAAGCATTTGCGGTAAAAGATAAGGAGGGGATTCGGGCTCTATCCGAATGGGTACTGCTACACCCTATCGAAGAAGAAGACACGCTCAAGAGCGATATTATCCAGATAATAAGTTCTGATAAAGGTAAAAATAAACGAGGTAAGATAGCGTTTATAAATAAAACCCTTGAAGAGGCTAGCCTTAGAATTGGCGACATCGTAGGATTTTCCGCAAACTCAGATTACGAAATCGAGATGGAAGGGGAAACGTATTGGAGAATGAGGTTTGATGACTTGCTTTATGTCGAAATCGAAGAAGTTCACAACGCTTGACGCAGCTGAAAGGCTAATGTCATCCATGGAGGTGGCCATTAACAACATGATTGACGAGATACGCAAGCCCGTTGATCCGGATGCTGGTGGTTCGCAGCGCAAAGCTGAGCTACAAGCAATAAAGATTACAGCTACCGACGCTCGAGAGCTGCTGCAGGAAAGGCAGCGGTTGGAGCAAATGGTAAAAGAATTAAGGCAAACGGGAGGTATAACAGAACAGTCGGATTTCTCCGGCGGGTTCGCAGAGAAGTTTTCAAAATGATAGACGCAAATCTTTTTAAGACGCTAGTCAAAACAACAGTGCTGCTCCAAAGCGCACTGGAAATAATGGACGACGTTAAAGGCACAAACATCTATAAGCAAGGTCTAAAGAATAAGATCAATGGCTTAGAAAAAACTATCGAGCAAACAATCAATGATAAGGTTGCTGCCCTCGATATGACAGATTCTAATCTGTTCGATGAGATAAAATCCAAGGTAGACCTTATTGTAGATATGACGCTGGAGGAAATTGGTGGGCTTAAAGTAGTACTTGAAGAAACAAGAGCTAACGATCTGAAAGACTGGCAACAAGAGATTCTTGACAAGGAGATTAAAGAAGATCCGTTTGGTAATCACTTTGAAGTTAACCCAAACTCTGCTAAAACAAAATAGAGATGAAGACACTAATAGTACTTACTTTACTTCTTAGCGTATTGTTTATGTATCTAACTAACACCAAAGATGATACAGAACGATAATGTTTATTTAAACAGACTGAATGTCGCTTATTTGCGTCATTAATGAGCGTTTAAGCATATAATGATGGGTTTATCAGTCAAATTATAGGCGCAAGCATATAAAAATAGGCGCAAACCTTTAACACCAAAGAGAGATGAAAGACATGGTAGCACTGTGTGATCGAGATCGAGACGAGTATGGGATCGAATGTAATTGATTGGGTGGTGGTGATACTAATCACCGCTGCCTGGCACATATACTTATTTAAAAAGATGACCGACGGTGATAAAGATTGATGTCACAAAGGAGCAGTTAAGTAGAGCAGAAACTAGATTTGAGTTTCAAGAGCTCAACGGTTCTATCACTAAAGGTGACGGAAACCTTGCTGGCGCCCTAGGTGAGATTGTTGTGTTGGACGTATTAGAAAAAAGAAAAAACGAGGTTATTGATATTAGTACATACGATTACGATCTTAAAGCAAATGGATTAACTATTGACGTAAAAAGCAAGAGGACAAACTACGAGCCTAGAGAAGGCTTTCGGGTGACCGTCTCTGCGTGGAATACAAAGCAGCGCTGTGATTATTACATGTTTACTTATGTAATGAACGACATGAGCAAAGTATACATAGCGGGATATATGCCGAAGGATGAGTTCTTTAAAAGAGCTACATTCCACAAGAAAGGTGATCTTGATCCAGGTGAGCTAGCTAACAGAGATTGGAGGTTTGCTTACGACTGTTACTTAATGAATTTAGAGCAATTAAATAAACTGTTATGAATAAAAAAGAAACAATCATCGAACTTTACGCAGACTCAGAAGACATACTTTTTGCAGATGGATATGACGACTGCATCATTGGATTTGACCCAGTGGGCTGGAAGGTTATATACTCAAGAAGCCAATGTATAGACAAGCTTTGTGTTATGGATGAAATGAGCAGTGAGGAAGCTATTGACTGGCTAGAGTATAACACCTTCAATGCGTATGTTGGTGATAACACTCCTATTTTTGCAGAGGATTTAGAGTGGGATGTTATAATTGAGGGGCCAGAAGCTTTTTTTGATACCGACGAATTCCTGGGAATGAACTGGATTCAGCGTCTGTGGACGAGGATTAAAATAGCTTTTACTACCTTTATATCATTATGAGTTATAGAGACGACCCAAAAGCTAAGATGGTAATTGACTGTGTGTTACGCAGGAATGCTAAGATGTTTACAGAGCTAGGCTCTGATAGCACACCAGAACAATACGCTAAAGCACGAGCCCTGGAGAACGAACGTTTATGTAGAATCAGAGAGTTTGATCCAGAGAAAATAGACAGACTCCTAATCAAATAGCTGCTAACTTTCATGTTAGTGTTTTTATGGCTGGACTTGTAGACATAGAAGGTTATGACCAGAAGGTTGTCAATATCTGCCCGAACGGAACCTCGGGTGAGGTGATTGAGATAGCTAACTTGCTTATACAGCTCCCCAAGAAACCAGCAAAGAAAGACATTCTGTTTAGCGACAAGAAAAAAGAGGATCAATACTGGCAACGTACAGAAATGCCTACTGATCTTAAACGCATCCGGTCTATGGATGAGTGGCTTGAAGCTCCAAAAGAATTTAGAGATAAACACATAGACTTTATCCAGGGGGAATTTACTAGACGCAACGAGGGTCTTTGGTTCATGAACGACGGCGTAGCTACATACTTAACCGGACGTCACTACATGATGCTCCAATGGTCAAAGCTCGACATCGGGTATCCATATTACTTGGAGTTTCAGCACCAGCTGTTCCTTCATCAACGTGCGTGTGAGTGTGATCCACGAAGCCTAGGTCAGATATATACCAAGTGTAGACGTTCTGGATATACGAATATGTCTGCCGCCGTGCTGTTAGATGAGGCAACCCAGGTGAAAGACAAGCTACTGGGCCTTCAGTCTAAGACGGGTAAGGATGCGCAGGAAAACATCTTCATGAAGAAGGTGGTATACATGTTTAAAACCTATCCGTTTTTCTTTAAACCGATACAAGATGGTACAACAAACCCACGTGTAGAGCTTGCATTTCGTGAGCCCAGTAAGCGTATTACTAAGAACAACAAAACCACTAGTAAAGGTGAAGCCCTTAATTCTATTATTAACTGGAAAAACACTACCAATAACGCTTACGATGGAGAGAAGCTCCACATGCTATACTTGGATGAGGCTGGTAAATGGGAAAGGCCTACTGATATACGAGAAGCATGGAGAATACAAAAGACTTGTCTCATTGTAGGGCGTAAGATTATTGGAACTGCTATTGTTGGATCTACCGTTAACCCTATGGATAAAGGCGGAAAAGAGTATAAAGACTTATGGGCCGATTCAAATCCAAGACAGCGAAACGATAATGGCCGGACAAGGTCTGGACTATATAGAATATTTATACCGGCATACGAGGCACTAGAGGGGTTCTTTGATAGATATGGTAATCCAATAATTGATAACCCAGAAAAACCAGTGATGGGCATTGATGACGAAGAGGTAGACATTGGCGCTAAGACCTTCTTGAAAAACGAGCGTAAGTCTTTGCGGGATGATCACTCGGAGCTCAATGAAGTTATACGTCAGTTCCCCTTTACGGAGGACGAAGCTTTTCGGGACAGTATCCAGGGTTCTTTATTTAATCTTACTAAGATATACGAGCAAGTGCAACACAACGATGGGCTATACCCTAATCCAGTCGTTATTGGTAACTTCGTCTGGGAAAACGGAGTTCAAGATTCTAAAGTTATATTTGCCCCAGATGTCAACGGTAGATTTAGAATTGCATGGCAACCTTCTGCCGAGGATAGAAATAAGATTGTTAACGAGCGCGGCAAACGTATGCCTGGAAACGCTCATGTTGGTGTAGGTGGAGTCGATAGTTACGACCTTGATGCAACACTTGACGGGCGTGGATCGAAGGGTGCGATGCACCTTTACAATAAATTTAATATGACAGCGCCATCTAACATGTTTGTAGTAGAATATGCTTCTCGACCTCCCCTCGCTAAAATATTCTATGAAGATGTGTTGATGGCTGCTGTTTATTATGGGTATCCTATACTTATAGAAAATAACAAATACGGCATTGCTAGATACTTTGAGCAGCGCGGATATGACGGCTATCTCATGGATCGCCCTCAGCATCTATCTTCAACATCTAGCAAAGTTAATGTCAAAACAAAAGGGATTCCATCCAACTCTGCAGATGTTATACAGTCCCATGCCCAGGCCATAGAAGACTACATCCATAATCATGTAGGGGCCAACGGAGATACTATGCAGTTCGGGAACTTGTATTTTAACAGAACCCTAGAGGATTGGATTGGATTTAAGATCGACAATCGTACTAAGTTTGACCTTACCATATCTAGCGGCCTTGCTTTGCTTGCAGCGCAAAAGGTTAAAAAAGAAAAGATACAGTCAGACTTTTCTGAAAAGAAGTTTTTCCGAAAGTACAAATTCAATGCCTAGAGATATTGCGTGAACTGATTTAGTATATTTGCAAGGAATACTTTATCTCACGAAATGTTTGATAGTAATAAAAAATCCGATAAATACGGGAACTTCCCCGACCCGTTAGCTTCTCCGGAAGTTAAATTAACTACAGCTTTTGGCCTTAAGTACGCTATGGCTATAGAGTCACAATGGGGTAATGCGGCAGACGAGAGCTCTCTCTATCACCGCAGAAAGAAAGAATTTGAGAACTGCCGTGACTACGCAAACGGAACTCAAGACACTTCTAAATATAAGCAGATTTTAAACTCCTTAGATCCAAATAACGGTGACGGGACGCTATTAAATCTAGACTGGACCCCGGTTCCTATTGTACCTAAGTTCATTAAGATTGTAGTAAATAAGATTCTATCTGCCGATCCATATCCAAATATAGAAGCTGTTGATCCTTTGTCGCGTACAGAGAAGGATAAGAAAAAGAACAGATTAAAAGCGCAAATTCTTACTAAGGATTTCTTAGCGAAAGCAAAAGGTGCTGGGCTGGAAACGGAAGTTGACCCAGAGGCTTTACCCGAGAACTTAGAAGAGGCGGAAATTTTTATGGATACCGGCGTGAAAACGCAGGCAGAAATAGCTAGCCAGATCGCCACGAAGATGACTCTGGATTGGAACGACTTTAACGACTCGACATATCGCCGCGCGATTAACGATCTCGCTAGTATCGGCATAGCAGTTATCAAACGCGATAACGATCCAAACTATGGGATTACAGAAAGCTACGTAGACCCAGGGCACTTCATCCACAGTCATACTGAGGATCCGAATTTTGATGACCTAGTTTACGCAGGACATATTAAGCGTATTACCATCCAAGAACTTAAGCGTCTTGCAGGAGAGCAGTTCACGGAAGAACAGTACTACGAAATCGGTAACGCAGTACGCAACCGTTTTCAGAATGACCCTTCTCGTCTTACGCATTCTTACTACGACAAGAGTATGCAGCGCTCGTCTTACGGGTATGACGAGTATTTTCTTGAAGTTATAGACTTTGAGTTCTTATCGGTAGACAAGATCTACTACGAAGAAAAAGAGTCTCGACACGGAAACAAGAACTTCTTTTATAAAGGCACTGAGTATAAAGCTCCTCAAGAGTCTGTGTATGAGCGTGTAGGACATTGTTTGCATAACACAACCGTATATGGTGGTAGTTTTATACTAGGTACAAAACACCTATTTAACTACGGCATTAAGAAGAATATCCCGAAGAATGTTCATGATATCACTAGAGCTCGATTGTCTTATAGTGTAGTTGCAACCAACTTGCGTCGCATGATGCCAAAGTCTATTGTTTCTTCTATCATTGGATTTGCGGATCAGCTCCAGCTTACCCACTTAAAGATTCAGCAGGCTATTGCTAAGGCTAAACCAGACGGTATTATTATTGATATCGAAGGTCTTGAGAATGTTCAGCTTGGTGCGGGTGGAGAGTTGCAGCCATTAGAGCTGCAAGACATCTACGAGCAAACGGGGATATTCTACTACCGCTCTAAAAATCCGGACGGTGGGTTCCAGAATCCTCCTATTCGACCTTTAGACAATAGCATACGAAACATTAATGAGCTTGTTGCTCTATACAACCACTACCTGCGAATGATTCGTGATGCCACGGGTATTAACGAGGTAATGGACGGAACGTCTCCTAAAGGAGATCAGCTTGTTGGTGTACGCCAGCAGCAGCTTGCGGCAGGTAACAACGCTATTTATGACGTTACCCACTCTGCTAAGGTGTTATACAAGCGTGTTTGTGAAGACATTATTAGATGCTTGCAGATCATTCCGCAGGGAAGTACGCTTCATCAAATCTATATGAATGCCATTGGTGAGACAAACATAAACGTCATCACCAGCTTCAATGAATTACCAATGTATAATTTTGGTGTTCAGATCGTAGGTAATATGGATGACAAAGACGCGGCGTACTTGGAGCAAAACATTCAAGTGGCTTTAGCTAATGGAGAGATTGATCTCGAGGATGCTATTGCGGTACGTAATCTTCGCGATGTGGACCAAGCAGAGCGTCTACTTATCGTGCGTCGCAAGAAGCGCATGAAGGCCAAGCAAGACATGAATATGCAAAATATTCAAGCGCAGCAGCAGGCTAATGCTCAAAACCAACAGATGGCAATGCAAGTTGATGCTCAGAAAATGCAAATGCAACAAGAGCTAGAAATGCAAAAGATTCAGATGGAGAGCAAGATTAAAGCTCAACTTATGGAGCTTGAGCATATGTATGAAAAAGAAATCCAGGCGATGAAGGCTCAGATTGTCGCGCAACAGACTATGGTCGGTCAACAAGGCAAGACGAGCTTGGATGTTATGAAAGAGGATAGAAAGGACAGCCGGGTACAAAAGCAAGCGATAGAGCAATCTAAGCTTATCGCTCAGCGTAAGGACCAGCGCCCACCTTTAAGCGATGCTCCAAATAGCATAGCCGATCTAATTGATAACCAGTAAGTTATTATCTTTGCAATATGGCAACAACAATAAACCTAGATAACGCTACCAGAGTAGACATTACTTGTCGCAAAGGAGATACTTTTGAATTAGAGTTTACTTTTACAGACGACAACGGTGATCCGCTTGATTTGAGCTCGTACTCCTGGAAGATGGATGTCAAAGAAACAGATACTACTTCTGGGGATATTATTGCTGATAGCGCTTTTGACTATACGGGTACTGCCGCAGGAAAGCTTACGATTGAAGCTACGGCTGCGGTTATGGCTGCTGCCCCGGGGGGCACATACGTGTATGACCTACAGTCTACCAGCGGCAGCGTTGTGAAGACATGGGTATATGGATTGTTTAAAATTAACGAAGACGTAAGTGAGTAGTGTAGAAATAAAAGCAGGAGCTAACGTAAACCTAGGAGGTGTTTCGACAACCACAAAATCTGTGGCTATTGAGCAGCCGGCGGTAAACGTAAGCATATCTCGCGTAGGTACTAGTGACGCCCACTTTGTCTTTGCCCAGGAGCAGAGTGCTGAGGAATGGGTAATAGAACACAATATGAATAAAAACCCCTCTGTAACGATCGTAGACTCTGGCGAGAACGTGATCTTTGCGGAAATTGAATACTTAGATTTAAACAACTTAATAATTCGCTTTAACGGTGGCAATTCTGGTAAAGCATATCTCAACTAAACATGGCTATAGATTTTAAAAGCAACATTAACCTTGGGGGGAATCAGATACAGAATGTTCTGTTACACCCTACAGCGACTGCGCCTAGCTCACCAGCTGAAGGGCAGGTTTATTTCAACACAACCAATGCAAACAAGAAGCTGTATGTTTATGACGGTACAAATTGGATTGACGTAACGGGTGACGTACGCTCAATCAGTGCAGGTGGTGGTATTGCTGTCGCTGATGGTTCTGGTGGTGATGCAACTGTTTCTCTTTCCCACTTAGGCCTTGAGTCTCTTACAGCGATTACCGGAGAAAGTGCGATTGACTCAATCTTCTTCTATGATGTAAGTGCTTCGACTTCAGCATATCTTACTTGTTCAACTTCTACGGGTATTGAGATTAGCGGAACGTCTTTACAGCTTTCTTCTATCCCTAATGCTTCACTTGCTAATTCAAGCATTACAGTTACTGGTGGCAATGGGCTTACAGCGACCGCTGGAGCAACAGTTCTTGGTGGCTCTACTACTGTTGCTGTAGGTGCTGGTACGGGTATTGCCGTCGCCGCGGATTCAGTGGCGGTTAAAGGAGCATCGACTTTATCGGACGATACGCTTGTAATGTGGGACGATACGAACGGTCAGTTCATTGACTCTCCTCTGTCGGATGATGGTACTAGTGTAACCGTAGGTAGCAGTCGTCACCTTGTTGTTGCTGGTAACTTAACGGTACAAGGTACAACGACAACTGTTGATTCTAATACTGTAAACATTGGCGATGCTATGCTATCGCTTAATGCTGATATAGCTTCTGATGCGACACCGAGCGAAGACGCGGGTATTGAAGTTGAGCGTGGCGCAGGTGCTAATAAGAAACTTTATTGGGATGAAAGCTTAGACTCTTGGCGCATCGAAGGTGAGTTGATTATTGATACCATCCCAACGGTTAGTGGAACAACTACTGGAACGAAAATTCTTGTAGAAAAATCTCACGCTACCGACACCACAATCCAACAAACTACAGTTGCAGACATCGGTACTGCTCTCGGTTTAGGATTATACTCTGTAGTGTTAGATCCAGGTCGTACCAACGTTAGTAAAACTGGCAACGTATACACTGTAGCACATGGCTTAGGAACTAAGTTGGTTATGGTGGAAGTTGTAGACGCAACAACGTATGAAACCATAATGGTTGAAATAACAAGACCTTCTACTACGCAGGTTAAAGTACATTTTGCACAAACCGTTTCAAACGGAGATTATATTTGTATGGTTAGTGCGGTTGCAAATGAAGACACTGCTGGAGACTTAACTCCATAATCTGTAATACAGACCAATGATAGAGAGGGGCATACGCCCCTCTTTTTTTTGTATTTTTGTGAGATATAGACATTCACTATTATGGCAATAAAGTTTCTAAGCGGATTAAACCTAAGCAACGTCACCGCTGGCTCAATACTAAAACTTGATTCAAACGGTAATATTGTTGCAGCCGTAGACGGGACAGACTACAATACTGCATCAAGTTTATGGTCAACTGCTGGAACAGGGGGCGTAAACATTAACAAAGATGTTCGCATTGGCACTTTTAGTTCAGATGTAGCTACCCGAAGCAAGACTTCACGTTTATGCCTATCAGACCACAGACCCTAAACTTCTTATTGAAGACGGTAATACTGGTGATGCTAGTATGGAGTTCAAGATTAGTACCCAGTCATATACGATGGGTATTGACAATTCAGACTCTGATAAGTTTGTTATTGCAGCCTCTACAGCTTTAGGCACTACAAATGTTTTAGAGATTTCAACAGCTGGCGCTGCTGCTTTTCAAGCAGGCTTACTTGTTGATGGAGGTAGTGCAATGTTTGATACTGATGGGGGTAATAATCCTTTATATATTGCAAGAAACAGTTCTACTTCCGAATCATTAAAAATATACGTTAATGATACAGAGGCATTCTTCGAAAGTATACAAGACGAAACCGGAGGTGACCACGGTAGATTTGCTTTTAAAATGGATGGAGACAGCCCTAGCGCTTACACTAGATGGCTTCATGGTAATACAGAGCGAATGCGTCTTACTGCTGGCGGGAACTTAGGTATAGGTATAACAGACCCCGATGTTGCACTTGAAGTAGGGGGCACTATAAAAGCATCAACGAACGGAGACGGTTTTGTTATAGGCAGCCCTACTACCGTTAAATTTAAATTAGGGGTTTATGGTGGTAATGATTTACTATTTAAAGATCCTAATAACAATGTTTTAATGACATTGACCTCAGCTGGCAACGTTGGTTTTGCGGGGTCTGTGTCAATACAGTCAGATAATGAAGAAAGATTTTTAATTAGGTCAAATGACTACACTATATCTCGTATTATTTCTAGAGGAAACTCCGGTGATGATTTAGATAAGGGTCTGTTCTCGTTAATGAGTTCCGATGGCACTAATAACAATGTAGAAGTTGTTCGTTTAGATTCCGCAAGCAATAGCTGGTTAAATGGTGGTAACGTAGGCATCGGGACATCTAGCCCTAGCTACGGGTTAGACGTTAATCATAACGCTGCTAGAATAGGTAGCTCTTCTCAAACAACTACATCTTTATATTTAACCGCTACTAACACCGATGGCGCACCAGCTATTGCTACCCAAATAATAATGCAAGGGTACGAAGGACGTGCAAAAGGTACTTTCTATACAGATTCTGGAGCCGATGGTGAATGGTTTGATGGTGTTCCTTATAATGGAAATCATAATTATTGGCAGGTTGGTTTTGATGAAACTGGTGGTCAAGCGGAATATTCCGCTAACGCTATACTTAGAGTAAGGGATAACGGCAACGTAGGCATTGGCGTTGCTAATCCCCAACAGAAACTAGATGTTGCGGGTGTAATAAAAGGAGAAAGTTCTATACGTGTGGATTCATCTGCTACGGGTAGCCCATACTTCGGATTATATCAAAACGGAGCAGAGAAAGCATTCTTACAATATGCCGATACTGGTGACTCCTTAGTTTTACAAAGTGACGGAGAGGTTGTTATTAGAGGTGATGTACAACACGGTCAAGGCGATGCAGACGCTGTTATTAGCTTTAAGCAGTCTACTAATGAATTAGGTAAGTTTGACCAAGATGGATACCTATACGCAACTGGTTTTAAAACAAGCGGAACTACTGGATTCTTAAAATCAGACGGTACAGTAGATACCACTACCCTTGGCACAATGGCTGCTGCGGCTACATCTGATTATAAGACATCAGACCAGACTGAAACGTATGTAGCTACTGAACTTGGTTCATACACAGCTACAACATCATTTGGCACTAACGCGTTTACAAGCTTCTCAGATCACAGCACTCAAGGTTATTTAACCGCTCTACCTTCGCACAATCATGACGACAGATACTACACAGAGACAGAGTTAAACGGATTCTTTAAAAGCGTTACACATCAAGGTAACTACATTAGCACTGCTAATTGGAGTAACGATGGTAGCGGCAGCGTAAACCAAGGTTGGGGTGCTGAAGGATATCCATTTAGCCCAACTGGTGATTTTAATCAAAACGGAGAGACAGCAGAAAACATAAGAACCGTAGCTGAACTTCCTAATGGGGCGTACGGTGTTGTATGGCGCACACCATCAAACGATGCATCCAGTAGCTCGGATGGCGGTTGGGATATGGATATACAAAACGTTCAGCATGCCAAGGCTTATCGTTCGGTTGTGTATTTCCAAAAAACAGACGACAGCACAAGCGGTACGTTCTATCACGGATGTCATGGAAGTCACACACTTCAAATGAACGGTAATCCCGATACTAATCCATACTTTCAAACAATAGCTTTCTCAAACCTTGTAGAAAATAGATGGTATGTTTCTGTAGGATATATACAACCTTATCAATACCCTACTGCAACTAACAGCACAAGAAGTGGTATTTATGATTGCTACACTGGAAAGAAAATATCAAACGGTACGGATTTTATGATGAAGTCTGGGTCTACAACCCAGCGTCATAGAACGTATCAATACTACTCTACAGATACTAGTTCTTCTATTAACTGGTGGTCTCCTCGTTTTGAAGAGATTAATGGTAACGAGCCTTCCTTAGCAGAGCTTATTCAAAGGGTAGGTGTTGACGGAGAGCTTGGTTTAAACTTCCACAGCAAGTTTCCTGCGGGAGCGTTAGATTCTTTAAGTGAAACCACTGACGCTACAAACGATAAGATCCTATTGTGGGATGAGTCTGCTGACGTTTGGAAGCAAATGACTCTTGAAGACCTGCAAGATTCTATTGACACAGACACCACAAACTTTGCTACGGCAGCACAAGGGACTACAGCAGATGCTGCTCTTCCAAAGGCTGGTGGTACGATGACTGGTGATTTAACTTTAGATGATGGTTCTGGGGCGTCACCTTCTTTGTACTTAAAAAATGGGGATGATAACTATTGGAGAATATTTAATAGTAGTACTTTAGATTTAACATTTAAAGTTGGTACTACTACAAAGTTTAATATTGATTCTTCTGGTAATGCAACTTTTGGAGGGCTAGTATCTTCTGTGGGTATAAGTTCTACTATTGCCTCTGCTACATCCGGATATTTTGCAACAAACACAGCTATACCTGCTAATCAAATTGTTCACATTAGAGATAATGTAGCAACTACAGAAGTTAGTAGCGCGGGTGGTATTAAAATTAGTTCATCACCGGGTAACGACGTCTTTTTGTTAAAAAGATGGGATCATTCTGGATCAGCTAGTTATTTCTCGTTAAGAAACAATTCAAACGCCGAGCACCTAGCTATAAACATGGCAAATGGTAACGCAAATTTTGCGGGGGATATAACAGTAAATAGATCTATTGACACATCTACACCTCTCATTACTGTAAGTAACGATGACAGTAAGCATATGAAAATGGGTGTTGTTAGATCTGCCGCAGGAACAGCACCAAACACTTCTTTTATAGCATATGATGGTGATTTTAGATTAATACCTGGTAGCAGTAGTGCTACTGCTAAATTTACATTAAATAGTTCTGGTAACGCGACTTTTGCAGGTAGTGTAACTGTTGAGGGTAACCTAATTGTTAATGGCACTACAACAACTTTAAATACCACAACAGTAGAAGTTGAAGATAATATACTACAGCTTAACACAACACAAGGAACACCAGATACTGCGACAGCAGCTACATCTGGTATAAGTGTATACAGAGGCGATGGCGTTACACAAGCAAGTTTTATATTTGATGATGCAGATGACACTTGGGATTTAACAAATGATTTAGCTGTTGCGGGTTCTACGACTTTTAACGGTGGTGTTGTTAAAAAAGGTTCTGGTGGATATTACTTACAAACTGCCAGTGCTGGTTTTAGGGCTGCTTTCTGGGATAATGGTACTGAGACAAGAATTTTTGCAGATGGTAATGGTTCGACAGCTGCTTTAGTAATAAATGATAATAATACAACTTTTGCAGGAAGCATATCAACACCTGGTATAACTAGCACTTTAACAAACAGTATATTAATAGATTATACCGGTAGTGATGCAAATGGAAATGATGCTGGTTTAAAAATAATCAATGATGCTAGTGATTGGGGCATCTATATTAGAAAAGACCAAGCCGCTGAGTATGGTTTAAGAATAGACGGGGGCGGCACTAACGCTATATGGGTTTCTAACGCTGTTGGAGGTGCTGCTACATTTAAACTCAATGACGATGGCGACATAATTACCGCAGGTAATATAACATCAACTGGTGAAGTAAACGGTAAAAATACCTATACTAAATCATTTGGTTCTCTAGATACTACGGGTGAAGATGTTGCAGGGTTAGCTTCTGGAAGTAATGGCAATTCCGCCTCATTTACATTTACGTGTCACGGTCATACCGGTGGATATCAAAAAATAGTTTACAGCTGTTATAATACTTCGGGTACTACATGGAATGTAAAGAAAGTAATAGACGAAGGGACTAACGATTTTGACGTTACTGTTTCAGCCTCTGGAGCAACAAGAATATTTACCTTTGTATCTAGAAGCGGTACAAAAAGTTATTCGCCTATGGTTCACGTAGAACACGTAGGTCACGGATTTGATTCAACACATAGATAATAAAGCATGTCTGAGAAAAAGATTTTAAATAGCGAAACGCTAGAAGTTAGTGGTAAAGTAATAGCAACAGTAAGTTCTGGAAATAGCATTGAAGCAAGAAAAGGAGCAGGATCTGGAGCTGTAGGTTTTGGTGGCACATCTCATCAAACTGGTTTGATAGAAGGTGTAGATGGAGGAGGTTTGAAATTATATACCGCAGGTAATGATGTAGACTGGGACGGTGCTTGGGCGTTAAACACGACTTGGAGTGGAACACAAATGACCGTTGCAGGTAATTTAAATATTGGTGGCACTATTACTTTGAGTGCTAGCGGTAATATATTTTCAGATAGTATATTCCAGTTTTTAACCACGGGTAGTGGGGCGCAACACGCTAAGTTTAAAGGTATACAAGTATCTACATCATACTCTGGCACGCCTCCTTCACAAGGTATATTATTTGGTACAGACACAAATCTATATAGAGACTCTTCAAATGTTCTAAAAACAGACGATAGTTTAGTAGTAGGCAGCAATTTACAGATTAACAACACTTTATCTGTTGGATCTGGAAGCAGTAGGTTTATTTGGAATTCGGGTAGTGTTTCAGTTACTGGGGTGGGAACGGATAACGGTGTAGAAATAGACTGGAAAAACGGAACTCATGTTATTCCTTCTTTAGCATACGCGTTTAGGGTTAAGCTTGTTACAACGGGGACCGGAACAGACTCTGGCGCTAGCTATGTTGTTTATTATAACAACACGTCTTCAAGTTGGGTTGTACGGCACGTTACCATAGCCGGTACTACCAGCAATCACCCTCTGCTATCAATGAAAACTGAAGATGGAGTAGGGACATATATGATTGCTTATCATAATCACTCTAGCACTTATGGAATAAGATATTGGGTAGAAACATTTGATTCGGGTGATCAAGACATGGATGGTCACACTTTTGGTTCTGACTTCCAATGGCAAAGACTTGATGATACTCTAACTTATGAGGATGGTCATGTGAAGTTGCCAGATAACAATCAATTAAGACTTGGTGCGGGCAATGACCTTAGACTATATCATGATGGCACACATAGCTATATAGACGACCAAGGTACGGGCTCTTTAAAAATAAGAGGTTCGGGAGCTATTGATTTAGAAATAGCAGACGGTTCGGAATATTTAGCTAGGTTTTTGGCAGACGATGCTGTTTTGCTTTACCATAATGGCTCTAAAAGGTTTGAAACCTCAAGTAGTGGTGTTAATATAACGGGGGACTTAACGGTAAGTGATGTAAGAACGGGTAGCAATGGCGGGTTACATCTTGGAGATGATTCAAGCATTTTGTCAATTGGTAGAGGTAATGAAATATGGACGCAAAATAGTGTAAATGATGCAGCTACACTATATGTAAATTATAGAGGATACAATGGTAGTTCTACTCAATTCAGAAGTCTTGATATTAGAGATGGTAAAGCAGGACAAATTGCTGCATTTAACGGCAGTGATAAATCTGTAAGTTTTGCTGGTAACGTAAGCGTTACGGGTACAATAGGAGCATCTAACTTCTCTGGATCATCGTCTGGCACAAACACCGGTGATCAAGATTTAAGCGGTTACTTAACATCTCTGCCTTCGCACAACCATGACGACAGATACTACACCGAAACTGAAATAAACACTAAATACACTACCACAGATGGTAGCGGTGACGAGTGGAAATTTACACTAGGAGACGAGAGTAATTTGTCTGGTAACAAGTGGTATAGGGTTGCTATTGTAAACCAAGGGCACGGTGGATTACATATTAAGGGGTCTCTTTCTAATCATGTTGAGAGCTTTGGTACACAAAAAGTTGATTTATTAATACAAGGTAGAGAGGCAAATGATGGCGACAATATAGAAATAACTGGTACTGTAGATGTTTTACATAACGCCACGGAAGACAGCACAGATAAAGCGGGTATAAGAGTTATTAAAAGTGCTGTAGGCACTTATTATGACACCTACACTATATACATAAGAACTACTAGATACTCTCAAGCAAAATTTCATTTAACTAAGTTTGGTGGTGCGGGGTTTTACACATCAAAACCAAGTGTTACCACAGAACCAGCACCAGTATCTGGCGGTAATGTAGAGCTAGATACTTCAACATTAGCAGAAGGTAATTATGTAGTAGACGATAGCACACCTAGAGAAATATACCACGAAGGTCATAAACCTACCTTAGCGGAACTAGGCGCTGCTTCTTCGTCAAGTTTTACGGGTACGTCTTCTGGTACAAACACGGGTGATCAAGATTTAAGTGGATTAATATCAAGCATAACAGTAGGTACTGGATTAGACGGAACCACATCAAGTGGTGACGCTACAATAAGTTTAGACTTATCAGAGTTAACTGATATGACTGCTGATATAACCACCACTGTTGATGAGCTTATACTCCTTGATGATGGAGCGGAACGTAGAAAACGTTTTAGCGAAATATTTGGTTCTGCGGCATACAGCAACATCAGTGCGTTTGCTGCAGCTGCGCATAATCACGCGGGGACTTATGCTTTAGAGTATGAGCTAATGCAGTCCGACTCTAGTGACCGGGACATGCATGTCTGGCGTAAAAACCATGCGATGCTGTCTGATGATAGCGGTATAAGTACTTATATTGTTGTGCAAACTAATGTGCCTCAAGACGGCTACTCTATGGGTGGTTTTACTTTAGTTTACCAAGACGCTTATAATAGTTCGGGTGAAGGTGGTGAGATTAAAATCTACGGGTATTGGAATCCAGAATCTAATAGTGGTTTTGAAGGCTTTAGATATGAATGTTCTAACCCCTACCATACGCCTACAATTGAAGTCTGTAGAAATTCTACTTCTGGAAAAACAGCATTCTTTATAAGTGGTGAGGGTGGTAGTTATACTCAGCTTCTTGCTAAGGACTTGTGGTTAGGTTATGCCGCGACTTCTGCTACCTCACAATGGGGGGATAGCTGGGCTGTTACACAAGCTTCAGCTAAAGATGGATACACCAACTTTGACACTTTAAATCGTAATGATTTTCCTGCTATTACTACTGACGGGTCTACTCCTGCATTAACGGGAGGCGTAACTGCTGCTGAGATGAGAACTCTTATTGGTGCAGGAACGGGTAATGGTTCTTCTAACCTTACTATAGGTACAACAGCCACAACCGCTATGGCGGGTAATACCACGATACCTACAAACAACAACCAACTTACAAATGGTGCAGGGTATCTAACATCATCTTCAACACAAAGCAAATACCTAAGAAGTGATGCTGCGGATTCCGCATCAGAGCTTATAACATTCAACAAAGGAATATCGTCAGACGGTAACTCTAAGTTTTACAACTGGAGAGCTTTAGAAAATTCATCTAACACTTCAAATACATATTGGAGAATAGCAAGAGTTACTGGAGGTCAGTCTTCACGATTTATGATCACCCTTGCGGGCAGAAGCACATCATACAGTAATGAAGTGCTACCAGCTATGGGTCACATTGTAGGGCAACTAAACAATGACAACAACTATGATGTAGTTTTTTATAACCACTCTACGGCTTCGTCAGAAGTAGTTACGGAAGTAGGTATTGTAGATGCTGGAGACCCTGCTGTAGATGTTTATATTAGAGCTGGTCAATTTGCTGAACTTACCGCAACTGGTCACATTAGTGATGGTAGTTTTACTGTTTACGCAAACAATAATGATGATGGTTTTGATTCAAAACCAACTGGCTACGATGCGGTAACAGAATACACGTCTTACAATAGTGGTAATTTGGACGGTAACCAAATTATAGATTGGACTACTGACCAAGGAAGCACTAACATTCATTCTGGTAACTACACCGATACTGATACGTGGATAGCCAACAGTGCTACCGCTGCGGGCTACGTTGCCTCGGGTGCTAATCAAGCTAATAAAGTGTGGAAAACCAATGCAAGCGGTGTTCCAGCATGGAGAACCGATGCAAGTGGTGGTACAGATACTAATTATTACCTTGACGGTGTTGTTAGAACCGACAGCACGAATACTCTTGTGTTCTCTGTAAGTGGCGCAACTAACCAAAGCTTTACGTTTGGTTCTAATGCTTTTGATTCTTTTAGCGACCACACGGAAGCTGGTTACTTAACTACAGAAACTTACACAGCTCACGAAGACACTTCTACGCTAAGTGGTACTTATGGCTCAACGGCTAACGGCACTAAGATTGACGAAATTACTGTAGATGCAAATGGTCACATTACAAACATAAGCACTGGTGCTACTGGAAACATGACTGGCTTCTTTGTAGAGGATGGTGATGGTACAGAGGTACAGATTAATAATGCTAATGAGTGGAAATTCGTAGAGGGTACTGGTATTAACATAAACTGGACGGATACCGACCAAGGTATAGATTCAGACCCGTATGATTTAACTTTTAGTATTAAAGACAATTCTGTAAATGCTTTACAATTAAATGTTTCGGGCAATGGTACTGCGGGTCAAGTATTAGCATCAGATGGTGATGGTACTTTTAGTTGGGTAGCCGATGCTAATACAAACACAACTTATTCAGCTGGTGGTGGTCTTGATTTAACAAGTACAACATTTAGTGTAGAACCAGACTTGCGTGATGGTATTACACACGTTGGTAAAGACGCTAATAACTACATACAGTTTGATTCAACCAATGGACGTATAGACTTTTATGCAGGCGGTGTGTTTGTGGCTCGTATGGAGTCGGATGGTGATTTACATATTAAAGGCGATGTTATCGCATTCTCAGATATATTCTCATAATGGCATTACAAAGCAGTGGACAAATAAAAATGTCCCAATTAAACACCGAGTTAAATCGGGGGGCAACAGATGAATTTTCAATTTCCCTTGCAGTAGAAGGAGGGTACGAAGCTATTAATACGAATAGTACTAATAAACCTAACGACTCTGCCCCCCACGCTATTAGTGAGTGGTATAGCTATGACCATAATGCATCCGCAGCATACTCAAACACGAGGTACTATCAAAACGATGGTACGGGTGATTATATAAACTGCACTACTAGCACTTCACCGTTTAGTATAAATACTACGCAAGATTTGAGTTTTAGTATATGGGTACGCAACACGGGCAGCTTGCAAAATCAATTACTTTGGAACTTTGGTAATACAAACTCGAACGGCAATAACAGATTTATGTTGACGTATAGCCAAAGCTTAAATAGACTTATTGCGAGGATAAGGACTAATAGCACAAACTTTGATAGGCAATGGCCATTACACGATAATAATTCTGCTACTGGAATTAATAGTAGTGCAAAATGGAAAAGCAGTGCAAGAGGGAATGTGAATAGTGATGGGTTCTGTATGATTACAGTAACCTACGATGCTTCGCTAACAAACGCAGCTAACGCATTTAAACTGTACTGGAACGCTACGGAGTGTACTTCTCAATCAAATGCTAATAACGGAACAAGAACAGCTATTAATGCTACTAAGGGGAAAATTGGAGAAAACATACACCTTACCAATAGTGCGGGTAATGCTACTTTGGACTACGATGAGATAAAGATATACAACAAAGTATTGTCCTCAAGCGAAGTAACAACCTTATATAACAGTGGTGTTATAGCAGACAGTAGTCAAACAGTTACAAGCGGTCTTATAACAGAGTGGACTTTTGATAACAATAACGCTAACGATAGCAACAGTAAGTACACTAATACAATTACTAACGGAACAATAACCGCATACTAATGGCTTACGAAATTTCACCATACGACGAAGAAGCAACTGTTTTTGAAGTATTAAACGATGGCACGCCAGAATTCTACGGAACAGAAGAAGAGTGCCAGCAATACATAGACAATTTGACATAATAAGCAGATTTGTATTATATTTGAACTACTTAATTAAGTTAAATAACAATCATTATGGCGAAAGCAAAAAAAATCACCGGAGAAGAATTAGCCGCTGTTCAAGAGGCGGTAAGCAACATCAACAACTTATACATGAGTGTAGGTCGTGCTATTGTCGATGCAGTTAAAAACGCAGAAAATCTTGATGTTGTTTTGAAAGAGCAGCAAAAAGGTCTTGAGGATAAGTATGGATCTGTAACCATTAATCTGCAAAGCGGCGAGTATGAAGAAGTCGTAGAAGAGGCAGAAGAAGTTGCGTAATAAAGATTTTTATACGTATCTTTGAATAGCTCATAAGGCAATTGATGAGTTTGGTTTACTATTGAAAGGGGGGCTTTTTGCCCCTCTTTTATTTTTTATCTTTGTTCCTATGAGCGATCCAGGAAAAAGAATTAAGAATCTCCTTAAAAAGCATGGGCTTAGCGGAGTAAACAAACCAAAGCGCACACCTAGTCACGCGACAAAGAAAGGTGTTGTTCTCGCTAAGGTTGGTGATAAGATTCGTCTTATTAGATTCGGTGACCAGAAGATGGGTCACAACTATTCCAAAGGAGCTCGTAAATCTTTTAAAGCAAGACACGCTGCTAACATTGCCAAGGGCAAGATGAGTGCTGCTTACTGGGCTAACAAATTGTTTTGGGGAGGTTCTGGAGGAAGTAAAAAAGCCCCACCAAAATCCCAGAAGAAAAGATTTGAGAACGGAGGAACGGTCGACCCGCCTAAGAAAGAGCTCGCATACAAGGATCTCCTCAACTATATAGCCACCGCTAAAAGCACAACACCGGACCAGATTGAAGACGCTATGTCTCGCATCATCTTTCATGAATCTAAAGGAGATTCTACTATTAAGCAAAAGGGCGGAGGACCAGGACGTGGAGCCTTTCAATTTGAAGTAGGTGATGGTCATGGAGGAATTATCGCTATCAACCGTGCATACAACTTAATTAGCGGCAAGGATTCTTCTCATCCAGATCTCGCTAGTTATGAAATTCCTTCTTGGGTTAAAGACGCTTACCCTTCTAAATCATTCGACGCATCTACTGTTTCTTTAGAGCAGCAAAAGTATTTGTTCTTAATGAACCAGCTTGCTCACCCGAAGGCGGACCTCGGCAAGCTGTTTAGCGGGGAAGTGCCGCTTGTAGATTACTGGGCAAACTATCACTGGGCAGGAAAAGAAAAAAACCGTGTAGATAGAGTTAACTCTTTTAACATGGACATGAAAGCATATGACGATCTAAAACAAACCAAATAATGCAACCAAAAGAAATATCTGAAAACACTGTAGTAGGCTTGTCTTTAAAAACATTGGGTGCTATTGGCGCTACTGTGGGGGTTATCTGCCTGGGGTATTTTGACCTTCAAGCTGATATTAAAGAAGCTAAAGAGCTTCCTAAACCAGAAATAAGCAGAACAGAGTACGATCTTAAGGATGAGCTTATTCGTGAAACCATCATGAATACGCAATCAGATGTCGAGGACATCAAAAAGCAACTAGATAAGATAGAAGAAAGACTCTTTGAAATGAAGTAATATGAAAAACTTAATTCTTGCCGCTTTACTTTTTGTAGTTCCGACGACTATAAACTCGTCTGAGCAGATAAATATAAAAGGTGTAGCGGTGGTACATTACAACGCTACTTGGAATAATAAAAACAATTATACTGAAGTCGCAAAATTAAAAGACGTCAAGATTCTTACAGCTTGGATAGACAAAGACAACACTGTAAAGGAGTCTGAAGGCATTCGGTCTCTACCCACGGTTATACTTTATGAAAACGGAAAGGAAATTCGCAGATGGGAAGCAGGGCTTTCCTTTTCTCTTTCAGTGTCATACCAAGAAATACAAAAAGAAATAGATGACCTAACCGGAGCAAATCAATTCTAACATGAAGCGCCTACTATTAATAACATTCTTTATATTTTCTAATCTAGCGTTTTCTCAGAATGCTATTAAGAAATTCTTTAAATACTCAACTGTTTACACTAGCGCTATGGCCGCGTCTCCGATGGAGGCTCAAACAGAATATTATGTTACACAGTTCGGAGAGCTGCAAGATATAACTATTGAAAATCCTTTTGATTATAGAGCTACAATAGGAATTCGTCGTGTCGCTAGGTTTGAATACGAGAACAGACAAACTAGGTTCTACGATGGTCACAACCAGTCTAACACATCTACCGATGCTACTGTGGGAGCTGTAAAGGGTTTTGAATATTTAGCTCAGTATGATATGGGCCGCCAGCAGGGGAGTGAATACATTAATCAAAGATACTTCTTGCGGTATTTAAGCAAGCGCTGGATTTTAAAAGGCGAGTATTATCAGCAAGGTTTAGTGGGTCTTAATTATACGCAAGTTGATTCTCGTTTGAGAATACATTTTGGTGAGTTAGATATTAGCGTAGGAGCTGCAGTTCGTCAACATCAGCCTTATGGCTTTAATCCTATTGGAGATTATCTTGATGCAAACTCTTGGTGGGAACTTGCTTTTGAGTATGGATACGAAGATCACTATTACGGCATTGACTCTGACAACGACGGAGAAGTTGACGAAGCTGATTGGTACTGGGAAGATGCAGGCGGGGTAAGGGTAGCAGACACAGATGAAGACTTTAGAAAATATATATACGGAGATATTGTAAACGACTATAACAAAGCTCGTCTTTCTGAAGTTGGCGCGTTGGGCTCCTTGTCTGCTATTGCTGGTATTGATTATTATCATTACGAAGAAGATTTTTGGATTCATACCTGGGGAAGCATATTGCCTTGGCATAAGCATATACTCGGGGATCATATGTATTCTTACGAGCAATTTGCCGATCAGCTCGAATCCACCAATCACTGGATTGACGGGCAGTGGATTGATTATTCCGTGGGCTTGATAGTGGGCTATAAAGTTGGGTTAAATTGGGGTATATTTGTTGAGTCAGAATACATGAAGTATTGGGACAGAGATTTGTATCTCGTAAAGTGTGGACTTAATTACCAGTTTAGATAGATATGAAACATTTAAAAGTATTTTGGCTTTGGGTCAAAGAAACCCGTAACCGCTTTTGGGCTTACTTGTTAGGTCAAACTGAATTAGACGAAAAAATTACGGCAGCCGTAGACGAAACGCAACGTCGAGTAAGTAATGTTGTGGAAGAGGCTAAGGATGTTGTAGACGCCGTTAAAGGCAAATAACCATCCATTTTTTTTATTAATCCTTTTAACTCATAATACTATGGGACAAGACTCTTTTGCTTCATGGGTAAGCGACCTTGAAACCGCAGAACAACCGGCATGTAACATCTCCAACCCCGAGGAGTGTGAAGCGTGTGGTTCATAAGTGGTGCTCGGTAGAACCTAGGGAGTGCGAGTGTGCAAAAAGAAATATCTGTTGCGATGAAAGTTCAAAGAAAACAAAACCCAAAAAAGGAAGTAAGCGTCAAAGCACCTAGTGGTTATCATTGGATGACCAAAAAAGGACGCTATTACTTGATGCCTCATGAGGGAAAATTTAAGGAGCACGAGGGTGCTTCACTAGAAGTTCCGTTTAAGGTAATCACACAGCACTAAAAGAGGCCTCCCAGATTGGGGGGCTTTTCTTTTTTATCTTTGTGATGTTACGTAACAAACAACCTAATTATGAAAATCGGAAAGAAAGAATATAGCTCCGGCGGATCAATGAAAGAGATGTATGCTAGCGGCGGTATGCTAAAGGCTTTGTTAAAAGATCCAGCGCAAAGAGAAATGGCTAAGCAGATCATTGCTGAGATGGGCGCTAAAGTCCCAGAATACGAAGAAGGCGGTGCAACTGGAGAGCCAGAGAAAGAAGGCAAAATGATAAAAGGCGAACCGGGAGAGGTTCGTGTACAAGACCTTACTTCTCAAGAGCAGAAGAACCTAGGCCTTCTGGATGACCGAGAGTTTAGAGGCAAGTATGAAAACTTTCACAACATGAATCTTTACTCTGCTACTTCAGAAGATGCTCTTAAGTTCTTTAAAGTAGACGAGGCTAAAAAGCTGCTTCTGGACAAAGCAGGGATCAGCATAAACGCAGATGTATCTCCAGAGAAAGTTCTGCAGATGGCTAAAACAAAAGGCGTTCTTCAAGACGCTAATATTGCTGCTGCAAAATTGTTTAGAGACTGGGGTGACGACAGAGCAAAAAATCCTAAGCAATACCAAGCTAGTTATGCTGGCGTAGGTGGAGCAACAAGAAAGAAGGATGCCGCTGGCAGTCCAATAATGCTACGATAACGAATAAAGGGGGCCCAAACGGACCCCCTTTTTCTTATTGCAACAAACCAAACCAAACCTATCGTTGCAATAAAATTCTGTATACTCGAATAAACGGATCTTGAATTTCGTCGTCTTCATCGGGTGTTACTAATCTAACTTTAAAGGGAGTCCCCTTCACTTTGTAAACCAGTGCATTCGTAAATCTATTTACTCTGTGTTCTAAAAACACCAGGTTGTCAATCTTTTGGATGGCGTCAGTCTGGTACGTAAATACACACGTGTCGTTACCTCCAAGGAGTTCGTCGATTTGAATCTCTTGCTCTACGTCTGTAGGCAGGATGTCTAAGATTGATACTTGAGCTTGTGTTTGTGTTACGAATAAAATCGCTAACACCAGAATTACATTCTTCATAAGGCATATGTTTTAAGTTTAACTAGTACCAAGTTATCAAATTCTATTCACAATAGCAACCCCCCTGCGAAAAAAATGTTTTATTATCTATCTTTGTGTATAATTTATTGAAAATCAATTTATATGGCAAGTTCAGTTCAATCATCACTAGAAGCAGCGGCTTCTGCAATGGGTATCGAAATTAGCGACACCCCGGATTTCGAAAGCGATTCTTCACCAGCACCAGAGCAATCTACCGCTACAGAAGAAACACAACAACCAGTAGAAGAGCCAGTGGTTCAGTCTACTGAAGATATTACACCGGAAGCTGAACCGGCACAAATGCAGCAAGGTTCTTCGACAGAAGATGACGACATAGACATAGACGCTACGTTCTTAGAGTATCTTAATGAAAAGATGGATACGAAGTTCGGTTCTTGGGATGACGTTAGCTTCGGGGATGAAACTCAAGCTCAAGAAGAGATTCTTTTGCCAGAGAGTATTAAGGTTATTGCAGACTTTGTTGAGAATACGGGTCGTAGTCCAGAAGACTGGTTTCGCTACCAATCACTTAATCCGTCCGAAATGGACGACAAGTCAGTAGTGCGATTAGAATTGGCAAGTGATTTCCCTAATCTTTCTAACGATGAGATCAACCTCCTTCTAGACAAGAAGTATAAGGTGGATGAGGACATGTACGATGAACAAGATGTCACATACTCCAAGCTTCAACTCAAGATGGATGCTGATAAGGCCAGATCCAAAATCAACGATGTCCGAAATGGATACATGTTGCCGGTAGAAAAGCCTGCCTCTTCAGAAGAAATTCAGAGTCCTATAGACGATCAGTGGGTAGATACCATGTCTGGCGTAGTTGATAACATGTCCTCATTAGATTTCGATCTAGGTAAGGGAAGTCAATTTAAGTACGCAATAGATGATAACTACCGCTCAACTCTAAAGGATAAGAATGCTCGACTTGATGAGTTTTTTGATCAATACGTTGATGACTCTGGTAAGTGGGACCATGAGACATTAAGCGCGCACCGTACTATCATTGATAATATTGATGGTATTGTTCAGTCCGCATACCGACAAGGTTTGGGGGATGGGCAAAAAAACATTGTTACACGTGCAGCTAATGTCGACGCTTCTAACCCAGTTCAGCAAAGCAAAGATCGTAATCCGGTTGAAGAACAGATTGTTAACGCACTCTTAGGAGGTGGAGACAATTTGATGAGATTTAAATAATAACGCCTAAATAAACTATTATGGCTTTTGGAATTACTGGAGCATTCGGCGACGCTGATAGCTCTGCAAATGGAGTAGTACGTCGCGCAACGATTGAGAAATACAGCGCGTTAGGAGACTACATCGACGCAATCAACAAACCGGATAACCGTGAGTTGTTGGTAAAGACATTCGGTGATCAAGGTATCACTGGGTTTTTGAAACTAACTGGAGCTGTTAAAGCTGCAGGAACAAACGACAAGGTACAATGGTGGGAAGAAACTCGTCTACATCCGATTCAAGGTTACACTGTTGCTGGTTCTCCAGTTGCTGCTGCAAAGTCTCAAACTGTAACACTAGGGTCTAACGACACTTTTGTTCGTGTAGGAGATATCGTATTGTTAACCGGCGGCGAGCGTGCTTACGTTTCTGCTGTAACAGCTGGTACATCTTTCGTAGTTAAAAACTTGTTAGACGCTAACTTACCAGCAATCGCTGTAGGTTCTGGCAAGATCGCTATCGTTGGTAACTTGTATGCACAAGGTACTGACCAGCCAGGTGAGTTCTTCGAGAGCAACGTTACTTTACGTACAAACGATTACATGATCATGAAAGAAACTTACAAAGTTTCTGGTTCTCAAGCAACCAACATCGGTTGGATTAACTTGGGTAACGGTGATTACCGTTGGTACTTGAAAAACGAAGGCGATACTCGTCAGCGTTTCATGGACAAGCGTGAAATGATGATGTTGTTAGGTCAGAAAGTAACTTCTTCTGATGCTGCATTAAACGGTATCTCTGGTTCTGAAGGTTACTTCGCTGCTATCGCTGACCGTGGTATTAACGTATCTGGTGGTGCTATGACTGCATTGAGCGATTTCGATTCTTTAATTAAAGAATTTGACAAGCAAGGTGCTAACTCTGAGTACGCTCTATATGTAAACCGCGACCAAGATTTAGCTATCGACGACATGTTGGCTTCTGCAGGTCACACTGCTGCTGGTGGTACGACTACTGGTTTGGCTGCTAACTTCGGTGCATTCAACAATGACAGTGACATGGCTGTAGAGCTAGGTTTCAAATCATTCACTCGTGGTGGATATACTTTCCACAAGCACGACTGGAAGTTGTTGAACGACCCACAGTTGTTGGGAGACGCAAAAGAGTTTGTTGGTGCTGCTATCCCACTATCTACAGTAGTAGATGCTAAGAGTGGTGACCGCAACCCATCATTGGAATTGAACTACAAAGCTTCTAACGGTTACAGCCGTGAGATGGAGCACTGGATTACTGGTTCTGTGTTAGGTGCTAACACTGACGGTAATGACTTCGCTCAGTTCAACTACCGCTCTGAGGTATGTTTGGTAACGCGTGGTGCTAACCGTCACGCTTTAATTACTAAGTAAGTACTTTGATATGGGGGGGAGGCTTCGGTCTCCCCTTTATATCTTTTTTAAAATTTAATTAAATACTATTAAAATGGCATCAGCTACAGTAAAAAAGGCTGCCACTAAAAGCCGTAAGGCAGGCAGCGAAAAAGATACCTTTGAAAAAAAGGATCGCATTTATAAAGTCATCAACGGAGGGGGAATCGTTTATTCTCTACCGCAAACCGGAGTAACGGTGTATGATGAATCTAGCAACTCTGTTCGTGAGTTGCGTTATTGTCCAAACGAGCGTTCTGTCTGGAGAGACGAACAAAGTGAATTTGCAAAGAGAGAGCATATCATGTTTTATGATAGCCTTCTTTATGTATCTTATACAAAGCCTAATCTAATTCTGTATCTTGATTTGCATCCTGGTAATGCCCAAAACGGTGGCAACCGTTTTGAAATGGTAGATAACGAGAGAACAGCAGAAGAGCAGTTAACCCAGGAATTCAAAGTATTAGATGCGGTTAATGCTGTTCGTGATAAATCTATCGATGAGCTTATGCCTATCGCGTTGTTCTATAATATTAATGTAGACCGCCAGGCAAGTGAGATTCGTTTTGATTTGTTACAACAAGCCCGGTCTAACCCATCTGGATTCTTACAAAGCTTTGACAACCCAATGGTTACGGTACGCGCTACGGTGAAGAAAGCTGAGATGTATCAAATTATTAAGACTGAACCTAGCGGTGCATACTGGTTTGATAGCAGCAAGCTTATCTTAGCTACACCAGTAGGTCAAGACACAATAGACGTTGTGACTCGTTTTTGTATGACAGACAAGGGTGCGTTGGTCCTCAGTGAATTAGAACAAAAGACCAGTAACTTATAAGTTACTGCTAATTAGAAAGTTGATATAGTGAGGGGCGGGAAACTGCCCCTTTCTTTTTGGTATATTTGTAGGTATCTAAAAGTAATAAAATGGCTAGTGTTAATACGGTATATAACACCTTAAAAGACCTTGCGAATAAAGAGCAAAAGGGTTTTGTAACGCCATCTGTGTTTAACAACTTTGCTCAAATAGCGCAGGTGAATGTGTTTAAGGGTATGCTTGATAAGATCGTGGCAAGTAAAAGACTTCGTTTACGTCAAGCAGACGGCAGTCGACATATGTCTGTCGACAATCAAATTAAAGAAGACCTTTCTTCTTTATCAAAAACGACAACCTTGTCAAAATCTAATGGCGTATTTAATAAGCCAGACGACTTTGCATATCTAATATCTATGACCTCCGGGGGTACAATCTTGTTGGGTCAAAGCACTCGTGTGAACGTTGAAGTGCTGTACGATGAATCTAAGATTGACTATATCTTAAAAAGCGACTTATCAGCGCCTAGCGAGGCACATCCTATTGGGTTGATATCTGATGACATTGAGGTTTTTCCTAGCGCCATTAGTCGATTAAGACTTACATACTATAAATACCCAGAAGGCCTTAGCCCTACAACTGGCACAAGAACCGCTAGTCTTCCGTCGTTTGGATACACCACCTCTAACGGGGTGCACGTATACGCGGCTAATACTAGTGTAGACTTTGAACTGCCGGACCATTATGTTCCCGAGCTGGTAACTCAGATAGCAATGCTTATCGGTATCAACTTAAGGGATAAAGATGTGTTTACGTATGCTAGCCAGGAGGACGTTAAAAACAAACAATAATGGCTAGAAACTACGTAAACTTAGAGCAGATAGTTAACGACTTCATTATCACGTTAGACGGTGATGACTTTGTAGCTAACGCTACGGATACATTGATTCGCACATTTGCCCTTCGCGGTATACGTGAGATGGGGTTTGATTTATCTCAGAAGATACGCTCGTTAAAGATGAACGTAAATACTGATAATAATACGGTTGAATTACCAGACGACTACGTGGACTTAGTTAAGGTTGGCGTCATCGGTGGAGACGGGTTGGTGTATGTCTTTGGTGAAAACAGAAACATGCATATTGCTCAGAAGTATAAGGTTACCTCTGGTAGTGACCTGCTTGCTGCTAACGCTATAGACTCTGATTCTGACGGTGTTTTTGATAGGCTGGATGTAACAGAAACTGCCCAAGAATATAGCTCTCTTAAAGGATATGACTCTTATGTTTTTAGAAACTACTTGTATGAAAACAGCGCGGGTCAGTTGTATGGACTTGGCGGGGGACAGTATAGCGGTGAGTACCGCATCAATTTAGATCAGAGTCGTATTGAACTCAGTATTAATAACCAGGTCAATACAGTGGTTCTGGAATACGTGTGTGATGAGGCAAGAAGCAAAAACCCTACTGTACATGTGTTTATAGAAGAGGCGTTGCGTGCGTATATTTACTACAAACTCATTCAGCACAAGGCAACTGTACCCATGAACGAAAAGATGCGTGCACGTACAGAATACTATAACGAACGCAGGCTGGCTAACTCCAGACTAAAAAGGTTCACCAAAGAAGAAGCACTCAAGGTTATTCGTAAGAATTCTAAGCAGTCTCCTAAATTATGATAATCAAGAACGTACCACAATACCTCAACAAAGCTTCGGACGAGAAACTTCTCAAGCCGATAGAGATGTTGAATGCAGAGAACGTGCAGGTTTCATCTGACGATGACGGCAATGCTGGTATCGTTAAAACCATAAAAGGTAATACACATGTAGAGCAAAGCTCTTCTGACGAGGTGTACTTTACACCAACAAGCCTTAAGGTTATCGGCTCTGTGGCTGTACCAAAGAAACAGCAGGTGGTATACTTTGCAAAGGCAGAGAGTAATTCTGTAAACATAGATCATATTTATATCTATGATGTAAACTTAAATAAGTATAAAATACTATATCGTGGCACTCAGTTGGGTTTTGATATTGATTCTTTTGTAGAATCTAGTGTTGTATTCAACGGCGACGATGAAGCAATTGTGTATTTTACTGATGGAGTAGGCGAGCCTAAAAAGATTAATGTGGACCGCATGTTAGCCAATAGAGATGTTATCTGGAAAAACAGCACGGCTACTGGGTATTATACAAACGCAGAAAGAGACGAGTTCTTCGCCGTCTGTAAAACCCCACCGCTAGACCCGATCACGTTTGAGTACGCCACAGATGCTGCCGTTCAAAGTAACAATGTCACCGATAAGACCTTTCAGTTTGCGTATCAGTACATTTATAAAGACGGAGAAGTAAGCGCTATATCAACATACTCTAAGATGGCGGTAAACCCCAATACATATGGTACTGGTGTTGTAGAGCCAGAGTTTGAAAGAGTAAATAACAAGATTGTACTGTCCTATCAGAACGGTGGATCGGAAGTTGAATCTATTCGATTCCTTGCCCGTCTTGGTGGGACTACAGTCTTTTATAAAATTGAAGAAGTAGATAACGGTACTGCAGCTAATCCTACCTTTGACTTTACTAATGATGGGATGTTCCCGGCTGTTGCTACTTTAGAAATAGACAAGGTCTTTGATAATGTGCCGCTAAAGGCACACGCGCAAACCCTATCCGGTAATCGATTAGTGTACGGCGATTATACAGAGGGCTACGATAATGTGGATATTAACGTAGAGTCTTCTATTACGTATAAAGGGCTGGAAGATACTGGCACAATAGACGCTACACTGCAACCTATCTCTCTAGGAAACAGCCCAGCTATTATTATTGACGGAACAAATATGGCTGATAGCTATGGCCAGGGTGCTATTATCAGACTTAAAGTAACACTGCGCGGAACTTCTCAAGGTTCTTTCAGAATAAGCAGAGACTCCCCGGCGTACTTGTTTAGCGAGGATTATGTTATTGGTTCTAATAACGGAAACTACGGTCTCGGAAAACACACTGGTAATTCGAATACAAATAATTACATAGATGTTCCTTACAGTACAGATAAGGTTCTTAGCGCTACAATCATTGCTGGGTCTGTAATGACTCGTAATCAGATACTCGACGAAGTAAGGTCGCAATTTGCTGCGACATCAAACATTGCTTACGACTACACAAACAACGGTGTAAACTTTAACGCTACGGGTGTCGTAACCTCTGTTGGCTCGGGTACACAACAATATTCTGTAGGAGATCAAGTGGAAGCTGCGCTAGATTTCCCAGAAATAGAACTATCCTTTACCGCTGATTCATCTTATGGAGTAGCAAACAAGAGAAAGATAGATGTTGAGTTTGATGTGTTAAGGGCAAAAGTTCACTACAATAGTTCAACTTCAAGACGCGTTGTTACTATTGACGGGGGACCGACCGCTGATACTAGAACAAGTGCGTCCAGCTCTCTTGGCGTGTCTAACTTTAGATATGTTTCTTCTGCAAATGTAACTTTGCAAAAAGACATAAAACGTTCTTTGGAGGCAGGGCTTTCTTCGTTTAAAACCAGCGCTATGCATAACTTCGGCATCGTATATTACGATGCTAAGGGGCGATCTTCTTTTGTGCAAAAGATAGACGGCGTGTATGTAGGAGGATATGCCGACTCTGCACGTAGCTCAAACTTAGGGAGAGTGCAGATCGACTTAAAGATTAAACACTCACCTCCCAGCTGGGCCAAGAAGTATCAGATAGTGTATGGTGGCAACGAAACGTACGCAAGCTTTCTTCAATATGGAGTCGCTGGTGCTCATTATGTTTCTGACCAAGACAGTATATATCTAGATCTATTCCCCCTAGAAGGTCAAAACAAATCCTATAGCAAGGACAAGGGTGCTGATTTAGAATACACATATAAGCAAGGTGATGTATTACGAATCATTTCATTCCACGACTCTTCTGAGGTGCGTAGGTATCCAGACAATCAAATTTATAATGTACTAAGTAAAGAGATTATCACTGACAGTTCAGAGGTAACACCTAACCGTGCTTCTAATTTTATTGTAATACGAGACGAGGATTATGCTACCAAAACATACAGCAACTTTAATCTTACAAAGGTAAAGGCTGGAAGTGATGACTGGGGTCAAAGAGTTATGGTAGAAATACTTTCTCCAAACACAATTAACAACGATACCGTTTACTACGAAATAGGTGAGGTTTATGACATTACTTCTGGAGCTCACGTGGGCGACACAACAAATGGCGGTTACCCAGTGGTACAGCTTTCGGATGGCGATGTTTACTTTAAACCTCGCGAAGTACTTGTTGCTCCTTTTGATTCTAGTAACTCTGAATACAACGAGGACAATTATAGTGACTATGAATACGAAACCTTCTACGTAGAGTCGTCTAGTGTTAGTGATTACTTTGATTCTGAGGTAACGTCTAGAGGGCGGCCACACGCAATCAATGAAGACGCTAAGCAGGTGCGCAGACGTTCTTCCGTCACATACTCAGCACCCTACATAGCTGATAGCAATATACTAAGCCTCTCTAGCTTCAACCCTACTACCGCTAACTTTAGTGACTTTGAGATACGTCACGGCAAGATAGATCGACTTGTTGATCAGACGGATAGACTTTATGTGTTCCAAGAGCACAAGGTTGGTATTGTTGGTGTTAACAGAAATATACTAGAAACTCTTAGCGATCAAAACGTGGTGGTTTCTAATGTGGTGTTTAGTACACCTAATTATTATGCCGGTGACTTTGGTTCTAGCGGTTATCCTGCTGCTATTGTTGAGCGGTTCGGAATGATGTACTTTGCTGATATAAAGGCTCAACGTGTATTACGTATCTCTAGAGACGGTGTTACTCCAATCAGCGATCCTAATATGGATTCTTTCTTTGACAAGAAATTCTCTTCTTACTTGGTTGAAAGCGGAAAGACGGAGATGGACATCGTTGCAGGGTTTGATCCAGATAATTCAGAATATGTATTGACCAGCAAAGACCGTGGAAACTACACTGGTTTTACCATTGGGTATAGTCATAACAAGAGAGTGTTCACGTCTTTCTATTCTTTTAAGCCAGACTTCTATACCCACATCAATGATAGATTTTTCTCTTTCAAAGTCGTTAGCGTTAGCAATACGCAACAATACATGTGGGAACATGGTGCTGGCTCAGCGTATGGCAATTTCTATGGCACGAACTACGACGCAAAGATTTCAATCATTGCAAACGCCAATCCATCCATGGTCAAATCTTTCCAGGCGTTATCGCTAGAAGGTGATTCTGTGTGGTCGGCTGTCGTATCTACTTCTAGTCAAACAACCAGTATTGCTGCTGGAGATTTTGATGAGAGAGAGCGCGGATATTACGCTGCTATACCTAGAGACACTAGCGCATCCACCGCTAACTATGTGACCCTAGGAGTTGTAGATTCTGTAAATGGGACTACCGTAACGTTTGAAAACAAGGTCAACAGACTTCCTATCCCTATAGGATCTGCATTGTATTTGGTAAACGGCAGTTCTATGACTAACTTAAATAGAACGGTGGTTAGCATAAATACAGCTAAAACAATAACCACTAGCTCAGCGCTTACCGGCCAAGAAGAAGGTTATACTTTAGTTGCCGTATTATCTGCTAAACACGAGGGTGATACGCTTAGAGATTACTATGCTAAAATAGAACTCACGAATTCTGTGCATAATGATAAGTCGGAGCTATACGCTGTAAACACAGTGTTTGTAGACAGTCCGATGCATTCGGCTATGAGTCAGAGATAATTATTAAATTTGTAAAATAGTATACTATTATGATAGATCCAGTAACCGGAATGCTTATAGTCCAGGGAATTACAGCCGGAGCCCAATATCTCTCCGGCCGTAAGGAGGCTAAGAAAGCAGAAGCACGAGAGGAAGAGATTCGCTCTGCGGGTATTCCTAAGATGGAAACACCGCAAGAATACTTTGACCTTTACATGAAGGCTAAAGAAAACAAAGGGGCTCAGCTTGCTACGCGGCAAGCTCAACAAGGCATGGCTGATACCGCTTCTGCTTTGCAGGCTGGTGGTTCTCGTGCATTAATCGGAGGTCTGTCGGCGGCTCAACGCAGAACAGACACAACGGTTGCAGGTATTGGAGCACAATCTCAGCAACAAGAACTATCTGCACTTGAAGGATTAGCTGGAGCACAAATGCGCACCGGAATGATGAACACCCAATTGGGCGCTCAAGGTTACTTTAATGATCTGCAAGGTGCTCAGATGGGTTATCAAGCTGGTAGACAGATGCAGTCAAGCGCTATCAACAATATGGCGCAAGCAGGTACTATGGCAATGAGCGCTTATTCTGATAGCGACTACATGGACACTTACTATCCTAAAACCGGTAAAGACGGTATGAAGACGCCGGGTGAGTTTAGCCATAATAGCAATCCTATCGATTTGGTTAAAGACGGACAGAAGATTGGAGAAGCTACCGGCGGTGAGTATATCTTTAATCCAACACAATCTAAGAAAATGAAAAAGCTTGCCGGCGATGAGAAGTCACCGCTAGCAAAATATGTTGTAGGGTTACTTAATAAATTTGATAAGAAAGCAGGATGAGTTTAATTTCAAAACCACTAGACTATAGTTCTGGAGCTACTCAAGCTGCTATCCAGGGAATCAGAGGACAAATTCCAGATGGCTTCGATGGGCGCTGAGGAAGATCGTAGAGAGCGTAAGCGTGCGGATGCGCAAGCTGCTTCTTTCGAGAAGAGCATGTCTGCTGCTGAAGGGTCTGTTAGTTTCTTGCCGCCAAAAGCTCAGCAGGTATTCACTGCATATCACGAGGGATACAAGCAAGCGCTAGATTCTTATGAAGGAAAATCCGTCTCAAGAAAACTTAAACAGTATTAATAGAATTGTTGGTGCTGCAAACACATACCTAAGTCAATACGAAGGGTTACATAACGCGGATAAAAGCACATTACTTACGGGCATGTCTCAGCCAAATAAGTTTGGTATTTCAACAGAGACTATGATGGGTGAGTATCGCTATGCGTCACGGTAACGAGTCTGCATATACTGAGGTTCGATACGACCCTCGCTGTTGGCGATGTGGTTGTTTCTGGAGGTGATATGGTTGGTATTCGCGCTTCGCAAGACCCTATGTTCAATCCAGATAACGCAATGATATTCCCGTCTAAGGCGTCTATACCTAGAATTATTTCTGCTGAAGATTACGGTGGCAGATATGAAGGGCTATACTATAACCGCCCAAAAGGTGAGTTTGATAAAACACTCCGCAATAGAATTGCTACACAAGAAGAGCTTCAGTTTTCAGCAGCCGCTTCACTGGCCGCTATGGATTACGGCAGTGATCCTCAAGACTTAAGCGTAGGGATTGAGAACATCATGGCTGACCCGGAAGAGATGAAGCGTGCTACAGATATGTATGTAGACAATGCGTGGAGGCAAGCCAGTGTTTCTCATCAAAGAAGAAGAGATCAAGAAAGCAATGGTCTGGACTACAGTGGAGCAGACGCAGTAACCTTTGCGTCAGAAGATTACGACTATGCTAGTGGAGTGATGACCACAACAAAAATGTCAGCAGATATTCCTACCTTTGAAAAACCAATCAAGGTGTTGATTGAGGCTGACCCAGGGCAAGAAGTTACCCCTACCTATCAAAGAGTTGTGCTAGGCGCAGCACGGCTACCAGAAGGGCAAGGGATTGTTGTCAAGGAGAATGTCGGAACTACATACTATCAAGACCCGAACACTGGAGAGACAAGTAATTCTCCTCAGCCGGGGTGGAACGAGATGACTCGTTACGAGAATAGAAGTAGGGTGATCAAGCCTAGTGGGGCAGAGGGGCGTAAAGAATACGCCGCTTATGTAAATGCACTTAAAAAACAAAATGCGTTAAACCAAGAGGCTTCATTAAAGGTGATTAGTACAGAGCAGACTGCTCTCCCTGGTCCACCGGCGCCTCCACAATAACATACTAGATGAACGAAGAGTTACTGCAACTACTGCAGAGTGGTTATGCTAGCGGATATAGCGAGGATCGTATATTTGCATTGGCTATCGATCAAGGGTTTTCTTACAACGATGTTACCCTTGCGTTAGAATCTTTTAGTAAAAAAAAAGACCAAACTCAACCTCCTCCCCAGGTTACAAACACTATGGGTTTTGGCTCGGAAGACACTGGGTTGGACTTATCGTTCGAGTTAAAGACTGACGCTACCGAATTTTCGGACGACTTATTGTCGCAGCAATTCACTCAAAGTTCCGCTCCCAACAACAAGCCTCAAGAGACAAACGATAGAGAATATCGTCACGCGCTTATTGCTGACGATTGGCTCGTTGATAGAGACGACTGGTTTGGGCGTACCGCTAGATGGTACAACAACTTTATGGCCATGGGCTTATCCACTGGCGCGCAAGAAGATCTCTTAGACGAAGCTCCAGAAAACAACGTTGACGCAGCAGAGCGACTAGCTTACTATAACGAAATCCAAAACAAATACAGAGACGAACGGGGTTCTCCTGGATGGGAAGACTTTGGCTCGCCTAGTGGCTGGTGGAAAACGGTGATACCAGAAGTGATGGGTAACTTCTTCTCTTCTACCGTTGGTGCTTTAGCGAGTGGTGGTGCACAAAAGACTGTGTTAGAGAGTATCACAGAGGGTCAAGCTATTGGCGCATCTGCTGGTCTGGCCGGCGGTCCCTTTGGCCGAGGTCACAGTTCCCCGTTGGTTATGTCGCTGGTACTGCGTATGGCGCTGCGGTTGGTGGTGCTTATGCTGGTTCGTATGCCCTTGAAATGTCAGAAGCTATTTCTATGGCTCTCGAGGAATTGCATATAGATACTGAAGATCCGGAAGAAATTGCGCAAACCTTTGAGTCTGAAGAAGGGTTAAAAAAAATAAAGCAAGCCATGGAGGACCGTAAGGTTCGTGCTGCCGTTATTGCTTCTGTAGATGCACTTCTTGCTGGTGGTGGTGGTACGACAGCCCAGGCTATCAGAAGAGCTGGAGGTAGTAAAACAAAGGCAGTGGTCGCTGAGATATTAGTAGATGCTGCAGGTGGTGCTGCAGGTGAAACTGCAGGTCAACTTGTTGAAGATGGTAAAGTTACCTCGGGTCTCGATATTGTTATGGAAGCATTAGGTGGTCCAGTAATGGCTGCCCCAGCCGCTTTAACCCGCGGCGCTAGCTCTAGATATACAGAGCTAATGACGCCGACCCCAGAGAGAAACTATATCCAGTGGGCGGATCGGAACAAGGCAAACGGTAGTAGCATTACTACCGCTGCTTCGTTAATGGGTGACGGTAACGTACAGATAGTAGAGAAAAAAATACAAGAAACAAAGGATCAGCTTAAGGATGTAAAGGGTAAGGAAGCAAAGCAGACTTTGCGTGACGACATTAAGGAGCTTAGAAACAAGAAATACGAAATGCTCAATGCAAACATTAGAGCATTCGAAGAACTCAGTCAAGACCAACAAGTAGAGTTGATCGAGAAGAGTCAAAAGATATTTGCACTGCAGAAAGAAATGCAGGATGCAACAGATACAAAACTTAAGTCTAGATTAGGGGGAGAAATTCTAACCATGCTGACTGGCTTCGGAACGTTTGAGGTTGAGGCTGTCGCTCCAGCGGTAGAAACCACTACCCTAGATCAGATGCAGGCTCCGGTTGTACCAGGAACGGCTTCATCAGATGCCAGTTCTATCGCTGAAGGCCGCTCTGAGGTGGATGCTGTAACTATTAATACACTAGAAGACGGTACAGAGGTTATAGCTCAGCGTCCTATAGATGGGACAGAGGTACAAGGCGCTCTTCGCTTAGAAGGGAACCCAGAGAATCCTACCCTGGTTATTGAGACTGAGACAGAAAAAGTAGAGCTCGGGCAGCGCAGCGAGGTTGACCCGTCTACTATTAGAATGTTTGAGCCAGCCATTGCTGAGCGCGAGACATTAGCGGTGCAAGAAGATGGATCGTTTGTTTATCAGCGCGAGGACAACCCTACTGTGGCGCAAGGAACAAAATTGACTATTGACGAGGAAGCTGGCGTTAGTGCCATATCTATATTTGGCGAAGGCCAATTCAATCCATTACAATCACCCGAATCAATTTCTGCAGATGCGGATAAAGGTGTTCGTGTGCAAATGAAAAACGAAAGCGGTGAGGTTGTTGAGCTCTACGGCCAAGACGCTTTAGATGCTGCGTATCAAATACTGTTAGCAGCTAAAGAGAATCCTACAGATAGAGCAAAAGTTAACCAAGTAATTGAAAACAATGAAGCAGCAAGACAAGCCCTTGAACAAGCCGAGCGCGAGTTCGCAGAAGAAGGATCTGTACGAGAGACTAATGAACCTACCGCAGAGCAAGCGCAACCAAGTGTTGGCCCAGCTACTCGCCCAGCCCAAAGAGTAGCGCCAGGTGCTGCTGAAGAAGCGGCGTCTGAAGCGCAGAAAGTCCGAGAGGCTGTTGAAGAATTAGACAATTCTGTAGAGGTTCGTGGTGGCGCAGTAAACCCAAGACGCCACGGTGTTACACCTCGTATAGCAGCTATGCTCAACAGCGCGTTCAATGCATTCGTTGGTTTGTATACAGAAGCCCCGCGTGTTATTATTCATAAAACAAAAGAGTCTTTGCAGCGTGCCACTGGTGGTCCGTACGAAGCTTTCTATGAACACGAAAGACAAGGCGGTCCTGCAATTCACGTCATGTACAATGCAACTACCGCTGCTATACGTGAGGAGTTTGCGCATGCAGGGCCTTCGTCACGTTATGGTTCTGCAGCCGGCGGTTCGTACAAAACTATTCAATGACCTGCAAAGCGTTAACAACGAAACACTTCGCAACAAAATCAATGAGCGCTTTCGTAAATATGTGGCGTTCTATATAGAGCGTGGTGCTTCGGAGGCAAAGGCTGTTGCTATTGCTGAGGAAGAAGCGATCGTTGGTATTATTGCAGACATTAACGATAACCTTAATCAGATTGATGCTACTGCCAAGGCTAAGACTAGACGAGTCATCAACAAGATGCTTGGCGCTAAGCTCGGTAAGTTCCACTTAAAGAGTGACAACGACTTGGTCAATATGATCGAGCGTGTTACGCAGGGATACAGAACTGGTAATAAGATATACATATTAGATATTGTCAGAAACGCACAGCCAAATCCAAACCCTAACCCGGCAGAGGCAATGCGTACTGAGTCTGAACCTACAGCGGATGACCGTGCTCGATTAATCGACTATGCTTTTGATCGTGCCCTGGATTTGTCTGACATGAAGAAGCTGGGTAGCGGTGCTTTTGGTTATGCTTTCATGGTCAAAGACAAGGATGGTCGAGATGTTGTTCTTAAGCAAGCACAGAGTGCTGACGAGATATATATCGCCACGAACTACTTCGATAAGTTTAAAGGTAAACTCCCAGGTCTTGCTGATTATTACGATGTAGGAATCGCTTCAGATATAGACGGCGTTCCTTTTGTATATCAGCTCAAAGAGTATTTGCCAACGTCAATGACGGATGTTATTAGTAGAGATAATTCTGCTTATCAACTTAATATCGGTGCTGTAATCGGAGATCTTCAGAATGTTGCTGAACTACTAAACAGAAACTTCCCTTACTCTGGTGCTTCAAATCCTAGCAGAGGGATTAGTAAAATTCAGCACCAATCCATGATCGAGAATATGACCATGGTAAAAGAGCTTTATGAAGAACTTAAAGCTGCTAGGCTTGAGCCGATCAATGATGCTCAAAGAACTGTAGGTTCTGGGTTTAGAGAGTTGAAACTAACCAACCTCTCAGCCGTGTTCAAGCCTATACTAAACTCGCGAGCTCTAGATTTAAAGACCAACCTTTACAATTACTTGTATGATCATCTGTTTGGTTTAGACTACAACACAGATAACCGAAGGGTTTTAGATTCAGATGTATCTAGGTCAGAATTAAATTCTGTGCTTTTAAGAAAGCATGTAGTAGAAAACATAGCCTCTGACATTAACGATACTTTGTTTAATCCGTTTGCGATCGTAGGTGTTGGGAAGATAGAGCAGCTTCAGAAAAAGGTTAGGGCAATGGGCGAAGCAAGTCCTAGTAGTATAGATTATTCTGATGTAAGACAAGAAAGCCTAGAAGATCTTGATATAAACAACCCTGGGGCATTAGAAAAGATATCTGCGTTGTACGACAACAATGAAATGATATTCACTCTAATCGACAATGCTATCCGTGCCCATTTTGATGTTGAGGGATTTTCTTCAGAGGAAGTGATAGACGTTTCTATGGCTTACCTAGACAATCAAATGGCGATGAGCGAAAGCCTTGGGAAGTTAGGTCTGAGAACAGCTGATCTTCATGCTGGTAACGTAGGGTTTGCGGCCATTGATTCCGAGAATAAGATTGAGAAATTTTCCTCTATTAAGTTCTTTGATATTATGGGGGATATATATGACAACAATTCGCTTACGGGTAATTTCCCTACCAGCGAAATTGATGTGCTTGTCGCCAAAGAGTACAGAGGGTTTGCTCAAGAAGGTAACCGCATGCTCAAATACGCTGCTGCCGACGCAGACTATTACACTAGTTTAGGCAAAGAGGATTTCAACGCTAGAGCTTACTACAATAGTATAGGGCTTGGAGTTGTTCCTCCTATTACAATCAAGGCCATTCTTGACGCAGACCCAGACATCAGAATGGATGATTTTGAGGCAGAAGATTTCTACGTGGACGCCGACAAAAATCCACCTAAATCCAAAGAAGCTCTTAAGCATGTAGCAAAGACTCTTGGTCTTGTTAAGCTAATGCACAAGAACCCAGACTACAGCTTAATGAGAGTCTTAGAGAATGAGCTGTTTAAAGTAGATGGGGCTCCGGGTACTGCTAAAGTAGACACTCCACAGCGTGACTCGATATACTATTTTAACGAGCAAGTACAGACCGCTTTCCATGGTATACTTCAAGAGTATCAGCGTGAAGCCATGCTTGATCCCAGCGAGCGTTCAGATGTTGACGGTGGCAACCGTGCTCGTATAGAAGAGTACCTGCTTAATGGGGGTATTGAATTCAATAAGATTAAAGAGATTGGCTCGGGTGCTTTCGGCAAAGCATTTGTTGTTGGCACGCCGGACGGTGATGTCGTAGTTAAAAGAACGGGCAGCAAAAGAGAAACATATATTTCCTCTAGATACATTTACGATTATGACGGTAAATTACCTGGGCTCGTTAAGTATCACAAGCTGGGGGCAATGTTCTTAGATGCTGCAACAGACTGGCAGAGAAGCGGCGTCATCTTTGTCACTAAGGATTTGTCGAAAACGGTTGTTGACAAGTATGGTGGTAGTTATGATGTTTCAGTAAACAATGTGTATAGACGTATTATACACGCTGTGTCTGATGTATATGATAAGTCTATAGAGTTAATAGATAATGCCCCGGCAGAGGAGCTATATGACTCAATGATGGCTACTCCTAATATGCGTGGAGGTGTAGACTTACCAACCGCTCAAGCTACTGCGTTAACCTTAATGCAAGTATATCAAGACCCATACAAGACCGCAGAGATCAACAAGTATATTGAGAACGAAATGGAAGTTCGTGGCTCAGTTGTAGGTGAAGAGGTTAGCAGTGGGGCTATGACCTTTGAAGATCTCATTGGATACGCTGTTAATCTTTGGCAAATGACTGGTTCGTTTACTTTGCTAGGTGCTGTTAATCCAGACATTCACGCTGCTAATTTAGGGTTTTCTAGTACTGAGAAAACATTAAACGGATACCCATTGTTTGAAGCGTTTGATATAGACGGTTACGACTCTAACATGATGATGAGCTCTCGTCTGGCAGAGACTGGGCATAGAGTTTTCATGGATGAAATATCCAATGAGACAAAAGCTGCGTTTATTCCAGGCTATGCAGAGAAGCAACACTTCTTTTGGGGAGAACCATTTACCCAGCTGAACCCAGTAGGTCTTGTCGGTGAAGAGGCCGCTACGTTTAGAGAGGAAAATAAAGATCAGATTGTTCATGAGTCGGCCATCCCGGGTAGAGTGCCTATTACCACAATGCAGGATGTGATGTACGATCAAGAGGAAGCACAGTATGTGTTGAACGGACAGATTCTTGAACAGATGCAATTACCTAAAGGTCCAGAATCTAGCCTCAGCCCGAACCCAGCTGATGACATTGAAAGACAGTACGACTATGGGATCATTTTGCCTTACCTCGATGGCACTGAATTATTTAAAGGTTTCCGTGAAGGCCCTTATAATATTGCTGACCCTATAGGAGACGAGTCCCCAGTGCGAGGACCGCTTAACTTCCAGGCTGGAACTATAGCAGAGCTTCTCACAAAGAACATTGATGCTGATGGGCTAAGAGATATGATCGAAAGATTTGAAGCTCCTATGTTCGATGACGGCGCTCAAGCTATTGCCGGAACTGAATCTTATCAAAGTCAATTCGCTCCAATCTTTGAGACCAGAGAAAGAGAAAGGTCAAGTCTAGTTCAAGCACTAAGGTCTAAGCTGAGGTACATGGAGGACGGCAACCGCGCTCGACTAGATGATGAGACTGTTGCAGCTGCGGTAGGTAAAATAAAAGCGGGTAACCGCGTGTCACCTGCTCGTGCTACATCCGCTAAGTCAGACGTTAAGCTAAACTACGACGGGTCTAGACAAATCTCTATGGACTATACCAGAGAGAATGCTCCAGCTGTATATGCTCGCGGGGCTTTTGTATTAGGCACGCATACAATGATGTCCGATATCAAGGGAACAAAAGCGCTAGACACGAAGAACCCTACAGAAGCTCAGTTAAAAAAGGCTGATGAGATTTACGAAGTGTTCGTTGATCGAGCTACTAAAAACCTTATCAGACTTCATGACTCCTTTAGTGAAGACGTGAGAAAATATTCTAAGCTTTGGTACGTGGGCGCGAACCTTACCGCTCAAGACATGGGCGCTAGATTTGGGTACACTCAAGAGCAGGCAGCAGGTATGCTTGCCGCTTTATCTCCACAGAAAGACTGGTATCAGAACATGGCATTAGCTGAGGCGGTAATGCGCGTTATGCGTAATCAGAAAGATACAGAGTTTTCTAAGTCTATGTACAATAAAGCTCTTGGTAACACACGTAAAGTAAAAAACAAAATACTTACCCAGTCAGAATTTAAAAGGGTATCTGATAGAAAGACATACGAGTCTTACTTAAAAAGAAAAGCCGTCTTGCAAAACATGCTGGGTAAAACCCTCGGTGCTATGAGCCTTGAAGACAATGGCGCTATGAATGCTGCGATGTTTGTGCGCACGTACAACGAGATGTTTGAAGACCGCAACTACCATGTCGTTAGCCCTATTGGTGAGCGCGTTGGCTACGCTAAGAAAGCGGACGGCTCTATGTCTACAATGGCTTGGGGTTCTTACGCTGAGATTTCTTCAGCCACATCTATTGCGCTTAACGGTACAATGAAAAACATTGATAAGCAGGTGGGTGACCAGCATAAGGTGCGCTCGTTCTTTAACAACATTAACAATCCTAATTCCCCAGAGGGTGACGTTACGATTGACACACATGCGGTGGCGGCGGCTGAGCTACTTCCTTTGGCAGGATCTAGCGCAGAGGTTTTTCACAACTTTGGTGGAGGCACAGCTGCAATGAAAGTTAAGGCCGGTAGTTCTAACCTAGGTGTTAAGGGGATTTACTTTGCTTATGCTGAAGCATATCGTAGAGCTGCAGAAGAAAAAGGAGTGCTCGCAAGAGAGATGCAGTCTATTACCTGGGAAGCTGTTCGTACATTGTTTACTGCAGGATTCAAGGGTCAGAAGAAAAACAAGCAAGACGTTCGCAGCATATGGGAAGAGTATGCTAAGGGTAACATCAGCTTTGAGGAAGCTCAAGACCAGGTGTTTGAAAGAGCAGGTGGTATCTTTAATCCAGATTGGTATGTCGATTCTGGTGATCGTGCCAGATTAGATGAAACGAGAGAGAGAAGACACGCTCGTAAGATGTTCCAAAATCTACGTCCGGATGTTCCGTTTGAAGCTTCCGTTCGTGCCGAGTTAAGAAATGATCCTTCTCGATTCTATGAGCCTCAGAAGATTGACGATATCAAAGAGCGGTTAGAAGAGATGAGTATTGAGGAGCTAATGTCTGAGATGAAAGATGTTGCTTTGTATGACGGGGAGAACCCTTCGGTTGTCAACGACGCTATGAGCAGCTTGGCAAGTGGAGACTTCCGTGTGTTGGCTACGCTAGAATATCTCAAGAGGCTTCAAGAGCAGGGCCGTACAGCAGAGTATCGCGCTGTTCTAAAAAGATTCTTTGAGACGGGTACAGCTGTGGGGCAATTGCTGCGTCAGTTCGGTGAGATAAAAGGCCAGACACCAGAAGGAATGAAAGACCTTGTGGATAGCGTGTACGATTCAAACGGTACTAAGTTATCGGATACTGAGTACGAAGAGATGGGTGTTATTGTTGATGATTTATTTGATGGTCAGCAAGATGTTCAAGCCTTGATCAAAGAGCTAGCAGAAACCACAGACCTAGACCGCATTGGAGATATCGAGGGTAGGCTAGAAGATGCTAAGCGTAGAGTGTCTGAGGCTAATAAGAGACTGAATCAGTTCAATAGCAAGTACGCTATGACTTGGGGTAAATTAATTGGATTGCTAATCCAGGGAAATCTTCTTACTCCGGTGTCTCAGATGGTTAACGTTACCGCCAACCTTTCTACACTTCCTATCATGGCCCTAGATAAAACTCTTGGGTATGGTGCTGAGGTTATGATTAATGGTATCCGCAGGTCTATGGGTAAAGATGTTGATCCTAGCCTAGCGTCACTACCGCCTTCTATAGCCGCTGCAATTTATGCAGGCAAGCAGTTCGGTGTTGGTATCAAAGACGCGTATAAGAGTGCTATTGGGGAGACGGTTCCCAACGATAAGTTCGAGTACAACATGCAGCTTCAGCTTGCTCCGATTAAAGCGTTTGGTTTAATCATGGCTAACAGTGATAAGCTCCCGGACTCTGTAAAGAATGGAACTAAGCTAGACCAGATCGACTACCGCGCTAAAAAATTCTTAGAGGCAGTTGGTGGGACACCAGCAAACATTATGTTTAGGTTACTAGCCTTTGGTGATGTGCCGTTCTTTAAATTCATGGAGGGCTACGAGCTCTACAGAATAGGCAAGTCATTAGGCATAAGCGGTGAAGAGATGAATAGATTCTTGAAGTACCCTAATGAGGAATACAGAACCAGGGCTACACAAGCAGGTCTTAAAGTTACCTTCCAGGAAGATAACCAGTTTGCAACTTGGCTGAACAAAGCCATAACAAGAACCGCTGATTTGATTGGCGAGCGTAGTCGTGTGTTGGAGAACGCTTTCCGTGTTGCAGTGCGTATGCATATGCCATACGTTAAGACTCCGGCTAACATCCTAGCTCAAAGTATTCAGTTAGCACACCCTGCCATACCTCTTGCTACGATTGCTATAAAGAAAGCAGCAAAAGGAAGAGTGTCTCAACGTGAGCTTTCTGAGTTGTTATCAAAAGCATTCATGAGCTGGTTGATGTATAAGGCTACACAAAGATTAATGGAAAGCGGGCTGATTACTACACCGGTAGATGCCGATGTTTCAAGAGAAAGAGACTTAAAGTATTCTGTGGCCCCGCCAAATTCTATTAATATCACGGGTATCAAACGGATGTTGAGAAGCGAAGACCCTACACTCCAGGCAGACGATGTGTGGTTTAACTATCAGAAGCTTGGTCTTGGTGGTGCGGTAATAGCGGCCCAGGCTGTAGGCTTAAAGTCTACTATGCGTGATGCGCAAATGGAATCAAGAGTTCTTAATCGATCAAACAACTTTATGGATTACCTCGCAGATTTAACGGGGGTTGTTCCTGGGGTGTTAGGCTCTATGATGAATCAGTCTTTCCTTACTGGTATAGACGGTATCATCAAGCTCCTTGCTGATCCAAGTGAGAGACAGCTTACCAAGTACCTCGAGAATATTTCACGCTCTGGATTCTCTGTAATCTTACCGAACTCGCTCAGCGCATTCTATCGTTCTGGACGTGAGTATCTTCCAGACTACAGACATCCTAACGCAGACTTCTTTAGTGTGCTTGATAACATCTTACGTGATAAAACATTTAACTACCTAGGCACTGGTACGCAGGTCATTCCTCGTGTAAACATTTGGGGTGAGTCAATCACTCAAACTCCAGAAGGCGGCGGGTCTTTAATGCTTGGTGACGGAGATGAACACCCTTGGCTCTACAACACCTTTGGTGTATTTAAATCTAGAATAAGTTCGACTGACCCGGTAAAGATTGAGATATACAATTTGTTCAAAGAGACTGGTGATACTGATGTGATCCCTGGATATCCTATGCCGGTGGGTAAACTAAAGATTCAACTCACTAAGAGTGAGGCTGCTTACCACGGCCTTAATGTAAATGAACCGAACTACATTGATGTGATGCCAAAGGATGCTCACGCTATGATGAAGACTTTCGGTGCATACAGATACAATGAGATTAAAAGATTTGTGACTAGCAATTCTTACGAGCGCATGACTAATGCACAAAAGATTAGCGGTCTTAAATCTATTTACAACAGAAACTCCAGAGGCACATACGATGGGGGTATGTATCCTTGGAAATCGTACAGAGATGGAATGGTTAGAAATTATTTTTTAAATTTAGGAGATGAGTAATATTATTAAAAAGATTTTAGGAGGGAGTGCAACAGAAACTGTGAACGCGGTAGGCAATATCGTCGACAAGTTCGTGGCGACTCCGGAAGAAAAGGCTGCAGCAAAGGCGCAGATTGAACAAGAGATTAGCAAACGCTGGGAATCAGACATGGACTCTACGTCTTGGTTGTCTAAGAATGTACGCCCGCTCACCCTTATAGTGGTTGTGGTTTTTCTAGTGTTGATGACTTTCTTTGATGGCCTCGGAATTGTAGATGTCAACTCAGCTTGGATTAACTTATGGAACATGCTCAGTGTCACTGTTGTTGGTGGTTACTTTGCGGTAAGATCGATTGATAAAAAAGGAAGAACAAAATGAAACTACAAGTAGTAAGATTCTCTTCGCAAGAAGACAGTACACTGGGGTTGTTGTTTGATATAACAGACGGGAACAGAGATTTCTTAGCATTCACACTAGAAGATGAGCATAGAGAAGAAAAAGTTTACGGGGAAACACGAGTACCTGCAGGAGAGTATAAGGTCACGCTTAGAACCACCGGTGGATTTCACTCCCGCTATGGTAGAAAGTATGGTGGGTTTCATCGCGGCATGCTTTGGGTACGCGACGTCCCAAACTTTGAGTACATACTTATTCATACTGGGAACACTGATGACCACACTGCTGGTTGTTTACTGGTAGGAGATCACTCGCAGCAGAACATAACCAAAGAGGGATTCATTGGGTCTTCGGTTGATGCTTACAAAAGAATATACCCGGACTTAGCTGACGCTGCGGAAGACGGTGAGTTGACTATCGAGTATGTAGACTTTGATATACCTAGTACCTAAACCCATTAAAGCCTAGCATGTGAAGCAGTGTTTCTAGTAGATGCGCTAGCTTCATGTGTTTAGTTTTTACTACAATGAAAGCCCACTCTACATTCTTACCGTTTTCTTTGTGACGCTTGACTCTCCTGGAGTAGTTTTTAGTCATGCCTATGTACCGCTCTTTGGGTAAATAGTATAGCACAAACTTTCCGTCAAGTGTTTTCTTTCCGTGAACGTCTACGTTTTTCTTGCAAGGCTTACAGTATCTCTGTACTCCGGACGGTCTGCTTTTGTCCTTGTGAAATTCCTCCCTTGGTTTACGCTGCTTACACTTAGCGCATCTAAAATTATCGGCCATTTGTTTCGTGATGTTCAATGACAGCCGACTTAATTAGATCAAGTTCTATACGAACCTTTTGGTTCACCCTTTGTAGTGTGTGAATTATTTTTTCTGTATCAGAAATAGGATCTCCATTTGATTCGTGGCAGGATTCATACAGCTGATCAATCTCCTTGTGAGCATTTTCACAAGCGCTGTAATAAAGTTTTGATAATTCCTGCGGATTCATGGCTGTTTTGTTTCTATTAATTTAAAACAAACCTCACACCATAATTCACAACACCGCTACATGTTATTAACAATGTGCATAACTACCTCATCAACCTCTTTCTGATTACGAGGGATGTACACATCATAATCACCCATAGAATTGTTCTTTAAGTGAAGTAGGAACATCTTAAACCTAAGAGGGAAGCTGTGGTTTGACGGAACAAATCCCTTAGTCTCAATAACAAACTTATGTTTGTGCGATACAAAGTCGGGAGTGTAAGTGACAGCTCGTATCAACTTGTCTTCCTTCAAGCTAAAGCCACGAGCCGCCTTCTTACCATAGAACCCTTCGTGTCTAAAAGATTCTAACACCTCAAACCTATGCCCTTCGTAATCAAAAGATAGTTTACTGGTCTTAAGTTTTTTGTAGCAGTATAGCTCAAGCTTTGATTGGAATTCAATACCATCGTGCTTGACTTTCTTGCTTCTTACTGCGCCGGTTTTCTTTTTTCTCATATCATGTTTGTCATATCGAATGCATTCTCAGCTGAGCTTGGCGGAATGTATGTGTCAAACTGCTCACTAATAGGAGTAAATATTTTATTCCCTTTGTCTTTAGTACAGTAGAACCCAGTATTAGTGATGTTCATTTGAAATTCAATCGGCTCATACAAGGGAGTTGGAGACCCCCCGGTCTCAACCATACGAACCTTCCGAACATGGAACTCGGTAGTTTTTCTGACTATTGGATCGTGATGCTGGACCTTTCTGTGGATTGTGAGGAAGCACGAACAGCGGTTGACCCACTTGCCGCCGTGCTCACTGTCCTCAGCATAGGGCGCAATCGGATAGCCTTCGCCATCTTTACGTCGCTGCGCCTCAGTTACAGCATGAGTGTTTAACCAAATTGCGAGTTCATTATTGACGCTGTAATTTAATAGTTCGATGCCGCTTCGTAGTGGTACTCGTGTATCCCGAATCTTTGAGTGCTGCCCCATGTCAATCTTCAGAGAATTATACGGGTCGATAAACAATGCATCAATCTTCTGACTCTCTCTCACCTTGTCAGTGAATGCTAGTATGTCGTGAAAAGAATACATGTCTTTGTTGCTAAAGAAAATGAAGTGTTTGTTTACCCAGTTGTACGCACTTGCTAATTCATTGCGAGACATGCGGTCCACCTTTCGGTCAGTAGCAAATTCCATTAGCCTCATCTTGGTACTAGCGGTTGCGTTCTCTGATGAATACACACACCACTTCCACCCGTGCTTGATGCTTGAGTTCACCATAAGGAATAACACAAATGTAGTCTTGCCCACGTTGCTGTGTCCATTGAGTATAGTAAACTCTCTCTTGTATCTAAAGTATTTATCTAGCGCGGGGCTTCCGGTAATCAGTCCCATCTCAATTTTACCTTGAGAGAAATCTTCAATCCATTTGAAGTCATCGTCAGTGGGCGCAATGAAGCTCATGTCTCCATCCTTCACACGCTGCTTACGCTGCTCGGTTTTCTCAAAGGTCAGCACCTCGTGGATAGGCATACCCTTGCCCTCGTTTAGCGCATCTTTAATGGTTTTCTTAGCATGATCAAAATCCTTTATATCCCTCAAAGATATCTCATACTCTAACACCCGGATAGCTTCTTCTTCAAGCATCTTGCCGCCGGCAATGTATCCGCCACACAATCGAGCTGCGTTATACAAAGCATGATGCTTCTCTCCGTCTGCAGCACTGCGTATCATAGACGCTGCTATGTTTAGCTTGTTGTAGTCGGTGTACTCTTGAGGCTTAACGACTTCTTGCTTTGGTTTAGACTCCTTCTTTTCTTCACTGACGTAAGCAGTAAAGGTTTCACTGTCTTCGTTTAGATACAGTTCACTATCATAGCTTTCGTAGCAAGCTCTTGATACATTCTTTCCGGTGGGGTCAACAACAATATTATAATGCTTCTCGAAATAGCTTTCAATAGCAAAGAAATGTTCTCTATGCCTGGTGCTATCGTTAATCTTTATCAAAGCCTTTACTCCCTTACCGCTGGGCGATAGCCAACACGAGTAAACATAAGAGTCAAGAGACAGAGTTTGCTTTACTTCTTTAGGATTACTAAGGTCATCAATATCGAGTACAATAAATCCACTGTGTTGTTTTAATCCAGCGTCTTTTCTCTCCTCAAACATCCCGCTAAACAATACAGCGGGTAATGATATTTTAAGGTCTTTCTCTCCAGTGTCTCGTATCTTATCAACTATGTCCTTGCTCTTCCCGGACTTGATTCGTTGCAGTGCTGTACCAAGTGGAATGTGAAATGGATTCTTGGTGTCCGTTATTGATTGGTAGATGGTTACTTTCATAGTCGATAAGGTCGAGTTCTCTTTTAAGGTGTACTATTGCTTTTATAATGTCTTGTTTCATAGGATTCTCCGGCTTCTTGCCGGCCCTCATAAGGTAGGTAAGTGCTGTACCTACATTGTAGTTAGTCCTCTGAAAATCCAAGACAACATCCATAGCTTCAATCGCCTTGTGCTCTCCTATGTAGTAGTCGGGTACGTCTTCTAAATTATATTCCATTTTTATATTCGATTCGCTCTTTATACTTAATTAGTTTCGCTATCTCATCAAAGGTCATGGTCTCCCGACCCCAAACATCTTTACCCTCAAGTAAGATTAGGTTGTCTCCAACTTTGTTTGGTATGATGACTATCTTGTAGTCACTCTTTCCTTTGTTCGGTAAGCTCAGTGTTTTGTCTATGTGTTTTACCACGTCTATCGTAAACGATATTTCCTTGCCACCTCTCTTAGCCTAGGTATGTCGGGGGAACAGAACCAACTCGCTCCATTCCCCACGAAAAACATACCATAAGATACTAGGGTGTCCTCGATCTTAGAACGGCAGACCATCGCTCTCTTCTTGGGCTACTGGCTGCTTATCTTCTTTCTTGCCCCAAGGTGCTAGGGTCTTTAACGATTGCATAAGGACGCCCAGTCTTGCGGGACATCTTGAGTTCAAAGTAAACTCGCGGTGTCTTCGCGTTGTGGGTTGCAAACTTCTTCACGTCCTCAAGTTCTTCAAGGGTGAAACTAAACTCTCCGCTTACGCCAGTTGTAAACGGCACGAACTTCCCGTCCGTGTCACTCCAGACCTTCATCTCATTGAAGTATCCGGCTAAAACATTCTCGTTTTTAGTCATGATATAGATATTAAATTAAACATAGAATTCTTTGTAAAAAGTAGTGGCCGGTCTGTCCAGCTGAAAGTGATGTTTGATAGCATCAACAGCTTTCCAAAACTTAAACTCCCCACTGCGAAGTGTCTCATCGGTTGCATGTATCAATGCAGGTAGATATGGGTATGCTTTCTCCTGGGCTACCCAAGCAAACTCATTGCCAGGATAAACCGATGTGTATATATAAGCTTGAATGTCATAACCAAAAGAAAAAACATCACGCTTAAATCCCCCGATGCTACGAGTACTCTTGCTGTCTATTATTGTACCAGGAATTTTGCAGTCCAAGAACCCTCGAACCGGTATGTCCTCAATCCAGGTGTTGAACTCCACCTGCACTTCACCGGTAAGGTGGCTGTCAAGCAGCCCACAATCGTCCAGCCTCGAGATCATATCTATAGCCATGATATAGTCTTCCTCTGATACAACATCCTTGCCCAGTGACTTAGCTTCGACATACAGCGTCTCCTTCCACTCCTTGTACTTCTTTGTAGCACGAGGATTTTTGCCACCAATCTCAACGCAAATCTCTTTATCGTCAAAGGTGTAGAAGCGGTTTTGATACTCGTTAGGTTCAAACAACAGTGTATCGTATACGCTCCCAAACCACAGCGCTTGAGATTCTTTTCTCAACTGACCAGCCATGTACATTTCCCATAGCCTTATGTCATTGAGTGCGTGTTTGATACTGCTATAGGAAAGATAACCCTTCCCAGTACCATCTTGTAGTTGCTTAGCGAATTCCATTATCGCACAAACTTTTGCAGTGCTTCTATTTGCTTAGCGCTTGCAGATTCTTTGTACTTGCTTAGTACCATTTCGAACGCTTGATTCTTGTCTTTACTATTCTTGATATAGTCTATTGCTTTAGTAAACCATTCACCATCTTTCACCGGGGCCGAAGCAGTCTTCTTGCCGTGCGTGTTGGTAGCGTCAGCGTCTTTGGTATCGTCAATTAAATACATACCATTGAGGGCATACTTGCGTGCATATGAACTCGAAGCTCCAAAGCATTGAGCGATATCCATTCCCTTTCGATTTGGGTCAACACCTGCCTGGGCTTTTACCTCAGCAGCAGACTCGCCATCGGTCACCTGGACCGTAGATTCTATAAATAATATTCCGGCCAGCTCTTTGACCTCATCAGAAATAGTCATAGATAGACCATTAGAACTTAGCAGTGGCTTAACTGCTTCTAGGATGTCTTCGGCGCTACGATAGTTGTAGTTACCAAACTTATTGAACTGACCCTTGGGCGCTTTCAATTGAGATTGCACCTTTACAAGTGCTGCATTTAATTTACTCATAATGAATTGAATTTAGTGTTGCTAATTTAATTGTTTTGAACTGGTATTCCAAGTGCGATTTTAATTTCGGCCTGGATGTGTAAAGTACGGCGCAAATCATAATCACTCAGATCGTGCTCCCCCTTGTATCTTTGATGTATGTTTTCTAACACATCATCCATGCGGTCACATAGGTAGTATAGCCGCTCCATATCGGGCTTGTAAGTCTTGGTTACGAGTTGCTCTAGGCGAGCCTCACATTGACCTCTAGAACTAGATGTAAAAATGGTTTTACACAGCTCTTTATCTCGCAGGTTAAACTTCTCGCTGTCCGGGTTGTATGCTATATAATATTTCATGATTAAACTTTTATTGTGATTACATCTCCCTCTTCGTAGTCTCCATCAATCAGCTGCTGTTTGATTTTGTCCAGTAGTTCAACAGCGTCTTTGATTTTGATTTTATGGTGCTCTTGAATTATTATTCTATTGGCCGCCATTCTATCCTCTATGTACAGCTCACCTAACTCGGTGACGATGTACTTTCCGGTGTGGATTCTATGTATCAGTCCTCTATCAAGAAGTCTCTTTAGGTTACTGGAATAGAATCCTTCGTTCGTATCACTCTTAGCATTACTCACCGCTCGTACATACGATTGGACTTGATGTAAATGCTCGGGCTTTTCTGATTGAATAAACATCAGAACCTTTTGTGTGATGTTATGCTTTTTCTGATTCATACACTTGCTTTTTACTACGTTTAAAATCAATAAATAAATCACCAGTATTGTCACACCAAAAGCCTCTCTGCTCTCCGGTAACGTCATCCGGGTCAAGCCCAAGTGCAGCTATTTGTTCTTCCTCAAGATTATCTATCCGAAATACTTTTCCTTCGCTGTCTTCCATCCAGTAGAATGGCTCACCAATGTTCACCTCGTAGTGGCTAGGTGTAATCGTTGTAAGGCAATCAAAATATCCTCCCTCTTCCTCACTCTTAATTTCAATACTAACCTTCATAGACTTGCACATGCCCACCATTGATTTAATGATTCCTTCCGGCATAGACCAGGCTGTTTGGAAGTGAAATACAAATGTTGTGATGCCGTTCTTCTCGTCCTCACTCACGATGACCGGCTCAACTGCATTCCACTTTACACCCCAGTTGGCTACGCTCCAGTTGTACCAGTTGTCATAGCCGTGCTTATCTCTCAATTCTTTTTCTTTAGACAGCGCTGCTTCAAGAGCTGCGCCCTTCATGTCTTCACCAAGCCATACACTAGCTTGTTCCATACTGAAATCACCGTTCTCTTTAGCTTGCTCTACTCGCTCAGTAACTGACGGCGAATAGCTATCAATCAATGCTTCCGGCATCTTGATAAACCTATTAAAATCAATGACCGCTGACTCATCAAAAATGGGTGCGTCTTTCTTTCTGATTGCAGATTTAAACTGCTCTACGTTGCTGGTTTGTCCAACAACTTTCACTAGATGTGATACGTAATTTGGCATACTATTTATTATTTAATTCAACTTCTAATTTGGCGATGTATTCCTCCACCGCTTCGAGGTAATGAACTCCCAGTACATTCTCTCTTAATCGCAGCATAAACTTTACGCTATCGATCTTTTCGTGTGCTTCTCTCGCTGTCATACGCCCTCGTATTTATTGATTAATACTTCCAGGGCTCTCTCGATGTCGTAGCTATGTGGTCTCGCGTTGGGAAATTGTTTCCGTAACACATTGTAAACATCTCGGTTCGGCATCACTCCGGCGCCGTCTACATAAGTACCACCCCCGTCTCCATCATTCCAAATCTCAAACCCAAGATTGGTTTTACATTGGTATCCTATACCTCTTCGAGTTTCGAAGTAACGAACTCCGGTAACTATTATATTTAACTCATTCATAATTCGTAGTTTTCAATGATATACTTTCTGACTTCATACTGCTCATCCTCGTTGCATCGAGGCCACTTCTTCCTTAGAACCATAGACGCACAAAACTGCAGTCTTGGTAACCAAATGTGTTTGCTCATAATCTCCTCCCGAGACATCGTTGTTACGATTGGTTTTCTGCGCTTACTCATAAGGCAGCCTCCGTTTTCTCCAACAAATCTGCGATTATATTATTCTCTACGCTTATCACGATATCGTAGGTGCATTTTCCTTTGCCGTCATCTTCAAGGATTGCGTACTGGACTGCGTAGATATCTTCGCAATCGAAGTCAACATGGCGTAGCCCAATGTAGTCGTCCTCGCAGTAGTGGTACAAGTGGTACTTCTCGTTGAGTTTAATCTCCTCGCCGTAACCCATACTAGCAATCATCTTCATAGTGATTTTGCTGTATGCATCGTCGTAGGTGTTCCCCTTGAGGCAAGCAGCTGCAGCTGCCTCCTCGATTGTTAAGTGAGTGGGGGATTTTTCATTGTCGGTCTGCAGAGATATTGCAAGTTTAGCTTCTTGCATCTTCATCAAGGTTTCGC